ACTGGAAAGGTGATCAAGGCTCGGTTTGAGAATGGCGCCATTGGTGATCTTGTGCCTGACGAGAAGCTACCTGGCGACTTCAGGCTGGATGCGGTCGTGGAGTACATGCGATGAGCACATTCACGGAACGCCGGCAGCGCACCGACGACACTGCCGGCATCCTGTTGCTACTGGAGCTGAGTGCCCCATCGTTCGTGGAGGTGCTGCGCATCGTCAACGACACGACCGATTGGGTAAGTCAGGGCAAGGTCTACACGGGCTTCCCGTTCGGCTTCAAGCTGCCCGACGACGTGGGCGGGCAGGCGCCGCGCGCCCAGCTGGTGCTGGACAACGTGGGCCGCTCGATCACCGAGGATCTGGAGCGGCTGCAGCCCGGGGAGCTGGTTACCGCGCGGCTGATGATCACCGATCGAGCTGACCCCAACGTGATCGAGGCCAGCTACGACCTGCCAATGACGCAGGTGGTTGTGAACACCCGCACTGCCTCGGCTCAGCTGGGTGTGGACTTCCTGATGCGCCAGCAGGCGGTCACGCTGCGCGCCAATCCCTTCACACTGCCGGGGATCTTCTGATGCGCTTGGCCGACGTTGAGAAGTTCGTGGGCGTCCCGTACGACGCGGACTGCTTCGATTGTGCCGACCTGGTGGTGATGGTGCAGCTGCAGCTGTTCGGGCGGGCAATCACGCTTCCGGGAAGGCGTCCTCGCGGGCTACAGGGCGCTGCCGAGCTGGGAGCGCTATCGCGGCCCTACGCACACCGCCGAGACGGGCCACCCGAAGACGGCGACCTCGTCCTGATGATCGATCAGGGACACCGAAACCCCGGCCATGCCGGGGTTTTCTTTTTCCTGGCCCATGAGGGCTGGGTACTTCACAGCAACGAGCGCAACGGCTGCAGCGTGCTGCACCGCGTGCGCGATCTGCCCGACTTCGGGCTGCGAATTGAGGGTTACTACGCATGGGCCTGATGCTCCCGTCTACCGATCCCGGCCGTCTGATCATCACCCCGCATCCGGTGATGCTCGATGGCCAGCAGAACCTGGAAGCGGACCTGCGCCCGGGTGAGAGCCTGTATGGCTTCCTTGCGCGCCACGTGCATGGGCTGGACGGGCAGGCGTGGCTTGTCACCATCGGCGGCCGGCCCGTGGAGCGGCACCTGTGGTGCCACGTCTATCCGAAGCACGGCCAGGTGATCGAGATCCGGGGTGTGGTCGGCAGGAGTGCGATCCGCCTTGTGGCCATGATCGCGCTGACCTACTTCACGCTGGGTGGCGCAGCTATCGCTGGTTTCAGCATCGGCACGTCCACCGTGCTCGGCACGGCCATCGCGCGCGTGGCGGTCTACGTGGCCGGCAGCATCCTGATCAACAAGGTGCTCGGGCCGAAGCTGCCCAAGGCTGCCGAGATCACTCCTGCTGACACCGTCTTCTCCCTGTCGGCTCCGCGCAACCGCTCGCGCGCCTACGAACCCCTGCCTTTGCTTTTCGGCAGCGTGCGTATTGCGCCTGACGTGGCCAGCAAGCCCTACATGAACTATGAGGGCGATGAGCAGTACCTGTCGCTGCTGTTGACCCCTGGGCTCAACGTGGGCCGCGTTGAAGCGATCTACAACGGTGATGCGCTGCTGAGCAGCTACGAGGGCGTGCAGGTCTGGTACAACGGCTTCCCGGGCATGCCCAACCAGGCCATCCCGCTCTACAGCAACGCCGGCAGTGTCGACGGCGGCGTGATCTATGACACCAGCAGCGACCCGAAGCACAACCCGAGCAAGTGGGTGCAGCGCACCAGCTCGCCGGGCGCAATCCGGCTGCAGGTGAACATCGATTTCCGGATCTTCGACGCCGACTCGAAGGGCCGCGAGTACGAAAACCGCGAGCAGATCCAGATCCAGTACCGTGCCGTGGGCGAGAGCGCCTGGCGCCCGTTTGGCACCTATGCCGTCTCCGGCCGGACGCAGAAGTCGCGTCGGGCCACCTACGGGCTGGACGTGGCCCCGGGCCAGTACGAAGTGCAGTTGCGCACCACCGGGCAGAACACCGACGGCAACAATGCGCAGGCCAGCTTCACCTGGACCAACCTGGTCAGCGTGCTGCCGGATACCGCCAGTTACGACGGCATCCCGCGCATCGGCATCCGCATGAAGGCGTCCGGACAGCTCAACGGCAGCCCGGACGAGGTGCGTACCGTAGCCCACGCGCAGCCGATCCCGGTGTGGAAGGGTGACGCCATCGGCTGGGTCACCGAAGAGAGCAGCAACCCCGGTGCACAGATCCTGGCCTACGCCCGCGGCATCAAGTCGCCGGCCGGCGTTCGCATCGCCGGCATGGGCCTGCCCGACAGCCAGATCGACGTGGAGGCGCTGAAAGCCTTCACGCTGCACTGTGCGGCCAATGGCTTCACCTACGATTACCTGGTTACCGACAAGCGCAATCACCAGGCGGTGATGGATGCGATCGCGCTGGCCGGCTTCGGCCAGATCGCATGGCCGAAGGGTCGGCTGGCCGTGACGTGGGCCGCTGACGAGCAGCCGCTGTCGGGCGTGGTCAACATGGCCACCATCAAGAAGGGGCAGTTCCAGGTCGAATACACGCTGGCCAACGGTGCCGACGGCATCGAGTACAGCTACCTGGACCGCGCCACGTGGGAGGCCAGGACCCTGCGTGTCCCGGCGCCGGGCGTGACCACCATGCTCAACCCGGCGCAGGTGACCGGCGAGGGTGTGACCAGCGAGGCGCATGCGGCCACGCTTGCACGCTGGCACCTGGCGCAGAGCCTGTACCAGTACAAGTCGATCAGCTACAGCACCGATATTGAGCACCTGGCCTATGGGCGCATGTCGGTGCTGGCGCTGCAGCACGATCTGACGCAGTGGGGCTTTGGCGGCCAGGTGCTGTCCGCCACCATGGGGCCGGGGCGCGCCGTGACGCTACAGCTCGACGTGGCGGTGCCAGGCCGTGCGCAGGCCAGCGCCTACATCGGCCTGCGCATCCCGGGTGAACGGGTGTACCGCGTGCTGAAGGTGGTGCCGTTCACCGGCGAAAGTGATCAGCTGCAGCTGGCCGAGCCGTGGCCGGCCGACGCAGCGCTGCCGGGGGACAGCGACGGTAATCCCGCGTGGGACACCATCTGGATCTACGACTTCAAGCAGACGCCGGGCTACCGCGTCCGCGTGGTGTCCGTCCAGCCGGAGAATGACCTCAAGGGCGCCGCGGTCGACGTGGTGGCCGAGGGGCCGGAGTTCTGGCACTACGTCAAGACCGGCCAGTACATTCCGCCAGAGAACGGCTCGCAGCTGGCCACCCGGCCGGTGGCCAGCAATCTGCGTATCACCGAGCGCCAGGTGGTGCAGGGGGATACGGTGTTCTCCGAGCTGCAGGCCTCGTTCGATATAACGGGGCCTGTGGGCGAGATCCGTGTGCTGTCGGACGTTGATCGGAATGGGGAACTGGAACAGGTCGCGTCCACGAGCACGCGAACGGCGAGCTGGCGAATTCCCGGCGCGGGCGTCTACCCGATCACGGTTCGGCCCTACAACCCGGATGGCCTGGCCGGCGTAGCCGTAACCGGCACTTACACCACGCGAAGTGCCGGTGCACCGCCGGTGCTGGTTGACCTGTTCGACGTTGAGGAGCGCACAGGTGGTGTTCGCCTGTACACCTGGGGATGGCTGGATGGCACCGCGCAGTCGCCGGACTTCGCCGGCGTGGAGATTCGCTACACGGAAGGTAACGTGCTGGCTCCAGATTGGAATGCCATGATGCCCGTCGGGCAGTCTGGCTTCCACACGGCACCCTTTGAGGCTGTAGTCCCGGCCAGCGGCCACTGGACCTTTGCGTGCCGCTCGCGCAACACCAGCGGCGACCTGTCGGTGGCCATGCAGGTCATTCGCAAGGAACTGCGGGCCAACCTTGGGGAGGTGATCGGCGGAATTGAAGAAGGCCTTGGCGAGCAAGGGAGGAACCTGGCCAAGGAAATCAGCGATCGAATGGACGCTGTCCTCGCAGAAGCCGCCGCACGTACTGAGGGATTGTCGAAGGCTGCTCAGGACCTTGCGGCGGAGGCCAGCGCAAGAGCGCAGGCGGTTGAAGACGCGATGGATGCGGTCAGCGCAGAAGCTCGCGCGCGCGTTGATGCGATCCTGAATGAGAAGCTGGCGCGGGAAGCAGATATCAGCCGGGAGCAGCAGATTCGGCAGAGCGCCGACGAGTCCCTGGCCCGCGCGGTTTCCGAAGTCGCCGCCGGCAGTGGAACGCAGTTCGACAGCATCAAGCTGTGGCCGTTCAACCAGAACACGGAAGGATGGACTGGCAACGGTTCGCCGACCCTTGTAGATGGTTGGCTGCGGCCTGCCGATCACACTACTGCGCCCTGGGTGCAGTCGCCGGCCGCGCTGGCTGTCGACGGCAGCGCATATCGCTTCGTCAAGCTGCGCGTGAAGCGAGTAGGCACTCCGACGTGGGCTGGCGCCCTGCAGTGGACCACCGCCACGGACAAGACATGGAACACGCAGAAGCATGCCGCCATTCCGGAGCCGGCGTGGGACGTGAACGGCGTTGCCACCGTGGACGTGCAGGACATTGCGTGGTGGCCGGCCACTGTTGATGCGATCCGCCTACAGCTGGGGACGGCACAGGCGGTCGCGAACTACTACCTGATCGATTACATCGCTGTGGGGCGTCCGCAGCCGGGTGCGTCGGTCGCACTGGTGCAGGAGGAAACCCAGGCACGTATCACCGCAGATGCCGCCGAGGCGCTGCAGCGCAACACGCTGGCCGTTCAGATGCGAGGTAACTACACCGGAACGGATCCGCTGCAGCTGACTTCAGGCCTGGCATACGAAGAGCTGAAGGCCCGCGTGGCTGCGGACACCGCGCAGGTGCAGCGCATCAGCACGATGGAGGCCCGCATGCCGGCCGGGGCTGGTTCTCTGGCAACCGCTGCATCGGTTACGGCGCTACAGGAAGCTACCGCCACCACCACGAGCGCGCTGGCTCAGTCGATCACGACGATCAATGCCACCTTGCCGGCGATGATCTCGCAGGGCAGTAACATGGTCCTGAACGGCTCGTGGCAGGCGGGCAAGGACGTGGGCTGGACCTACGACCCGGGTGCAACCGGCACCAGTTGGCCGGCGGCGGAGGGACGTGCAGGTGGCATGTGCGTGCGCTTCGATCCCGGGACCATCCGGCAGAAGGTTGCGTATGCCAATGGCCGCACCACGATTTCGACGAGCCCGGGCAAGAAGTATCGCTATAGCTGCTGGTATCGCAGCACCCCAGACTTCAATGGCACGTCAGGCAACAGCAAAATGCGACTGGCGAACCAGAACGGGGAGCTGATCGGGGGTGCAACGTTCTTCGTCGCGGACAAAGCTGCCTGGACCTACCTCAGTGCCGTGTACGCGATACCGGACAACACGTCGATCACTGGGCTGCAGTTAGGCATCTATGCCGACAACACTGCGGGTACGTTGTGGGTTGACGATGTTGTGCTGGAGGAAGTGACCGAGCTGCTGGCGAACGCCCAGGCAATTTCTGACCTCAGCACGAAAGTGACGCAGCAGGGCGAGACGATCACCTCTCAGGCTGGGCTGTTGACGGCGCTTCGCAGCGACCTGACCAACGTTTCCGGAAGGACCGACGCCAACGCATCGGCGTTGCAGAACCTGACCACGCGGGTGACTACCGCTGAGGGCAAGATTGAGTCGACCTCGACCAGTGTCACCAAGCTGCAGTCGGAGATGAAGGCGAGCTTGGCTGGCGGCGGCGGCATGTTCCCGTCGGGGTCGTTTGAGCAGTTCGCGGATGGCCAGGTGTTGTCCCAAGGCTATGGCACGACGTTCACCGTCAACACGTCGGCAAAGCGCAACGGAAATCGTGGCCTGTTGATTCAGGTGCCGTCTGACGCACGCCCTGATCTAAATGCGGACTGCTATCCGGTCACCGAGTTCATTCCCCTCGTCGGAGTACGGCGCCTGTACATCGAGGCGTGGGCAGCACTTTCCTCTGGTAGCGTTGAAATCCCGCCCGACAACAAGAGCAACTTGCGTATCGGTGTCCAGACCTCTTCCGCAGGTGCGGGCGGCACGAGCAATGTTTGGACCACCGTAAATTGGGGTGTTGCCAGCCTGTCGAAAACTTCGTGGACGAAGGTGAGCGGGTATGTGACGACCAACGCGTCTGCGGCACAGGGGCGCTTGTTCGTTTCTCTCCCTGGTCACGCGACCGACCCCAAGTCCCAACGCGTGATCGGGTCGATTCTGCTGCTGGATGACATTGTCATCACCGATGTAACTGAGGCCTATGGTGCACAGCAATCTTCGGAGGCGAACGCGCAAGCCATCACTGGGCTGGCCTCCAGGGTAACGAGCGCCGAGAACACCTTGGTCAGCACAGCAAGCCAGGTCACCGATCTAAATACCACCATCACCACCACGTTCAACCGCGGCGACAACATCAACACCAATTCCGGTTTCGACGGCGGCATGGCCCCGTTCGTGAAGACGAACACGGGCGCTACCGGTGGTGACATTGTGTGGTCCAACGGTGCGGGGCAGATCGGCTCGGCGGTAGACGTGACCGTGGTACAGAACGCGACCCAGTCGCCAGGTCTGTTCGCCAACGGCAATCGTTGGTCGGGTATGAAGGCGGGCATCGGCCGCCGCATGCGCACCGTCGTTGTTGCTCGGGCAATCTCGGGCACGGCGTCGATCACGGCTCGCTGCCGTGTGCGTACGGGTGGGGTGGCTGGTGAGGGCAACAATGACCAGACAACCCCGAACCTGACCACAGAGTGGCAGCGATTCCAGCTAGAGCACCCCATCGGTGACGATCGTACGGAAGTCCTGTCCCACGTCTGGGTGACGAACCGTGCAGGGTCTACGGGCCCGGCCCGAGTCCTGATTGACCGGATCGAGTTCTACGACATTACCAACGAGGTCAAGATCACCGCCAATGCTGCTGCAACGGCAGGCCTCACCACGGAGGTAAACCAGCAGGGCAGCAAGCTGGACGCGACTGCGCAGGACCTGGTGAGCCTGAAGACGCAGGTGGGTGATGTGTCGGCCAGCGGCTTCAACCAGCTGAAGACCCAGGTCACGCAGCAGGGGCAAACGCAGGCGGCGCAAGCACAGCAGATCACGGGCATCCAGACCTCACTGGGAGAAAAGGCCGATGCGGCTGTGGTGGTGGAGATGGGAACCAGCATCAAGAACCTTGGAGAGTCTGGCAACCTTCTGCAGAACTCCACGTTCCCGTTCTGGTCAAGGAACGGTTGGGAGTGGACGACAAACCCCGACAATTGGTGGAATGAACTCGGCAACCCGACAGGTGGCGGCGACTGGAACCCCCAGGGTGTGTTTGGCCTAGGAGCAGTAGCGAAGGGCGGCATGGCGGCCGGTCAGGTGTCATCGACATCCACGACCTACGACACCGCCGTACTTCCAAACCGCACGTACTGTTTCAGCGTGTGGCTTCAGACGCATCGGTGTGATAGCCAGATCGAGATTGCATTCTATGATCGTGGTGGCAACCACCGGGGCAGCGCCTACAGCGGTTGGTCCCCCGCGAACGGTGGCAACGCGTCGTGGGGCTTGGACGCCATTCCGCGAACCTATGTGTTCGGAAAGGCACCGCCAGAAGCTACCTTCGCCCGAGTTCGTGTCTTCCTGCGAGGTGTTGGTGGCCTACAGGCTCCGTACTGGTGGATGTTCCGGCCGATGTTCAGTCAGGTGGCAGAGGGGGCGACTGCCCCGCCTGCATGGAACGCGGGTGGCCTTGAAGCGAACGCTAACTGGGGTGTGAACGTTCGTGCTGACGGGAAGATCGGCGGCATCCAGCTGGCGAGTAACGGTGCGATTTCGTCGTTCGACGTAGTGGCCGATGTGTTCCGTGTCTCCGCCCCTGGTAATGGGGGGCAGCGCACCGAGTACAGCGACGGTCACTGGCGTTGCTTCTACCCGAATGGGCAGCTGGCCACGCGCATGGGCTGGTGGCAATAGCGAAAAGGCGGGAGGGGCAAACGTCCTCCCGTCAATCAATAGAGGAGTAGAGCGCATGCCTGCGGGCATCCAGACCTTCAATCTCGATGGGTCGCTGGAGATTGATTACACGACCCGCCTGGGGCTGTTCATCGGCACGGTTCAGACCGACGCCGTGCACGGCAATTCGACTTGGGTAGGGCCGCTGCCACCAGGGGACTTCTTCTTCTACGTGGTGCCTCCGCCTGCGCAGCCTGGCCGCACGCCGACCGTTTGGTACTCAGATGGCCGTGTGTACTGGGGCACGGATGTGGATGGCAATGGGCAGCCGGTCTTTACCCTGGTCCCGGCAACTGTTCTTTACGGGGTGCATTGAAATGCTGGTCGGAGGGTTTGAGGCATACACCCCGTACGGGACGGTGCAGGTCCGAAGCGATCTGCTCAACTTCCATCTGCGCCACAAGTGGGATTTCAACGAGACGGGAGCAGTTGCCTACCAGGTATCGGGCATTGTCGTAACCCGATACGTCACGCGGGAGTTCCAAGCCAAGAGCCCCATAGTTGCGGTCACCGGTCCGAACAACAACTTCGGGCTCAGCGTGATTCTGACCAACCTCGGCGGCAACAACTGGCGAGTGTCGGCCTACACGGGCTCATCGATTGTGTTCGGCACGGTGTGGGTATACGACTCGGTTGTGACTGGAACGCCGGGCAAGACCGGGATCGAGGTCTACCGAGAGCACACCGGCGAGCTGGCTTTCGCTTCCTGGGCAAAGCCCCTTCGCATCGTAGGCGTGACAACTGCCCCGTTCGGGGCGGCAGAGGGCGCCTACATGCAGGTCCCGGCTGGTCGGCGCTACGCGGTGATCTCGTCTCGTTCGTGTCAGCGGATTGAGCGTGGCGTGGGCTTCCGCCTGACCGGGCCGCAGGGGGATGGGACCGGTGGGGGAAGTTCGGGGCGCTTCTACTACGCCGGCGCTGCCGCTTTGATCCCCCAGTCCGACAACGCTACGCAGTTCAGCGCATCCGGCCACTTCGTACTGATCGACGTGACCGGCCACTGAGCCGCAGCGTCACGACGAATGAACGTCGGGGCGTGTCAGATTGCGCCCATGTGCTATTCCGCCCAGATCACCGCCGCCTATCAGAAGCTGGTCCGGATGACCGGCGCCACGCTGTCGCTGCAGGAGTTCGCCGCTCTCTACGCCCACGACCCGGGCAAGAAGCGGCCCAAGACCCCGAAGGCGATGGACGACGCCTTCCGGGCCGGCGCGAGCCCGGCGGAGCTGGCGGTGTGGGCTGAGGTGGAGCAGTGGAACCGAGCCGAGGCCGCGGTACTGGAGCAGGAGCTGTTTGCCAACCGCAAGCGCTTGGCCGACGCCGAGCGCGCGTTGCAGGTGAAGGAAACCAAGAAGGCCCGGGAAGATGTTCGGATCGCCGGCAATAAGATCGAGCGGGCCCTGGCCAAGCTGGCCGACCTGAAGCGCACCGAGCCGAAGGACCGCGATAGCCGTATCTTCCCAGGCGTATATGCCCCGGTGATCGTCTCCGAGGGCGGGAAGCTGGTCATCAAGCCGATGCGCTACCAGTGCCGCCTGGCTGGAAAGCCGGCCAACTATGACCAACGCTTCCCCGGTACCTACAACGCCCGTCGCGACAGCCTGGAGAAGTTCTGGGCACCGGCCTTTGGCCACACCCACGGGCTGATGGTGGTGGACACGTTCTATGAAAACGTCGAGGGGCCGGACGGGAAGAACCAGGTGGTGCAGTTCACGCCGCGCACTGGCGAGCCCATGCTGGTAGCGTGCCTGTGGTCGCACTGGAAGGATCCGGCCGGCAAGGAGCCGGATCTGCTGTCGTTCGCCGCCATCACCGACGACCCGGAGCCCGAGGTGGCCGCCGCCGGCCACGACCGGACCATCATCAACATCAAACCCGAGCATGTGGATGCCTGGCTCAACCCGGATCCGGGCGACCTGGCCACGCTCTATCGGATCTTTGACGACAAGCGACACCCGTTCTACGAGCACAAGCTGGCCGCATAGGGAGAACCCCGAACGTCAGTGGGTGTTTGCCCGATAGCGGAGACCTGCCCGAAAAGGCATCCTGACCTTGCCGGATCCGGGGCCGCAGGCAGCTCAACCCGGGGGCGCGTGAGCAGCGCCACGCCGGCGCCTCTACCGGCAGCGCCTTGCCCGCCAACGGTGTTCGTGTCATATCTGGCTATGACGGCCTTCCGCCTGCATTGAGCCCTTCAGGTGACATCGACGCAGAAGGGGTAACATATCAGGCCGGCCGTACTGGGCCCGTCGTTCCCCCTGCACACTGGACGTTTGGGTGAGGAATCTATGCTTGTAGAGTGCTCACAGCAGCCTGAGATGAACCAAGTCTCTGACTATTCAATTTTTTCGGCTCCACCGATCGAGCTCCGTCGCGAGATGGCGGCTTATGAGTCGTTGTGGCTGGGGCAAGGTGCTTGGTTCAAGAACATTGCGCAACTGTTCGCCGAAAACCCTGGCCGGGTGCCGTCAGAGTTGGTGTCCAAACTGGAAGTGCGGGACACGTGGAAGCGGCTCCTCGAGGAGGTTGGAGCTGATCGTCTGAAGGAGGTCGGGGTCCGCGTCCATGGCGCCGGTGAGTACCCGGCCAAGCTCCGAGAGGCAGATCACCCGATTGAGCTTCTCTATTACAGAGGAGATTGGGAGCTGGTCGATACGCGTGGCGTCGCCGTCGTCGGCACGCGCAATCCCTCTCCGGAGGGAGCGGCCAATGCTCGTCGCATCGCTATCGCGTTAGTGAAGCACGGTTTCACGGTGGTTTCAGGTCTGGCACGTGGTATTGACTCCGCCGCCCACGCCGGGGCGCTGGAGGCAGGTGGCCGAACCATCGCTGTCATTGGGACACCGCTCTTTGACTACTACCCGCGCGAGAACGCCGCTCTGCAAGAGAGTTTGGCCAAAGATCACTTGGTGATATCGCAGGTGCCTTTCTTGCGCTACAAGCAGCAACACTACAAGGCGAACAGCCTGTTCTTCCCTGCACGTAACGTGACAATGTCTGCTCTGACGGAGGCAACCATCATCGTCGAGGCTGGGAACACCTCTGGAACTCTGGTCCAAGCGAGAGCTGCCCTCGCCCAAGGAAGGAAGCTATTCATTTTGGACAACTGTTTCCGACGAGAAGATTTGAGCTGGCCCAAGAAATATGAGGCGCAAGGCGCCATCCGCGTTCGTAATGTGACCGAGATCATGGAAGCTCTGGGTAGTTATGCGCCTGCAGACCCTTGAACCGAAGAACTACACTTACTTAGAAACTGGCGACCAGTGCTTTCACTATGGGGAATACACAAGTGAAGGCGGCTACCAAGCCAGTGACACCAATCAGCAAATTCTGAACTTGAAGAAGAAGCCGACCGTGAGTGAGGGTCAGCTCTACTACAAGAAGCAGGCGATTGAGTATTGGGGTCGAGCGCTAGAAAGCGTCATCGACCTTAGTAAAACCATTGGTTCGCACACCTTTGTGCCAATGCCTGGATCCAAGCCGGCAGGACACGCCGAGTTTGACGATCGAATGCTCAGGGTGCTTAAGCGCATGGCTGTGGGCGCGCCGAAGGTAGATATCAGGCCACTATTGGTTCAGACCGTAGAGCGGGACGCGCAGCATCATGGTCACCGCCTTACGCCAGATGAGCTCTGTGAGACTTTGGCTGTGGACCCCAAGTTCCTGAGCCCGCCCTTGGCCCAGAACATCATTGTGGTTGACGACGTAATCACGATGGGGGCTTCTTTCGCAGCCGCAAAGCGGCTCCTGATCGGCCTTCCCAATGTGAAAAGCGTAGTGGGTATCTTCTTGGCGAAAACGGTTTGGCCTGCGCCCGAATTTCCTGTGCTATCCCCCGAAGAGGTTCGTCGTCTTCTCGATCCTGCAGCGAAGCGGGCGCAAGGCTGACGACCCGCGGTGCTGCTAGCTGATGCTTGCGTAACTTGGTCGGCGGTCAGCAGCGAACTTGTGGTATCTCATCGATGGAAGTGGTGTAGTTGGGCGAGAGCATGTGCTGCCGCATTCCCCAGGCTGGCCGTGCCTGCCAGCCTGATGCGCCAAGGCCGGCCGTGCCGCGCCCGAACTTCTGATTGATGCGGTCCATGGTGGCCATCAGCGTGTCATTGCCGACCACCGTCGGCCCGAAGAGATCCGCCTGCAGCTCATCCGGCCGGGCTAGGTCGAGCAGCGCCACGCCTGCCTTCTTGTATCCGATCCCGTCGCGGAGCAGGCCGCGGAGCATCTTGCGCACGACGGCCAGCACCACCGTGGTGTCTGCCGTCGACGCGGGCAGGCCCACGGTCCTGCTGGCGTTGTGCTGCCGGAGCTCTGGCCGAAACACGTCGGACTGCGCGAACACCCAGACGCCAGCGGCAACCAAGCCGCGCGCGCGGAGCTTCTCGCAGGCCCTGATGGCAAAGGTAGCCAGCGCCTGAGCCACCGCATCATGGTCTTCCACCCGGTCCGCGAAGGATCGGCTCACCATGATCTGCTGCCGATCCGGCTCGACTTCCTCCAGCTCCATGCACGCGTGTCCCTGAAGCTCGCGCTGGGTGCGTGCCAATGTGACCCCGAAGGTGGCCAGGATGTCGTCCGCCGGAGCGTCGCGTAATGCTGCCGCGGTGCTGATGCCCATGGATTCCAACCGCGGTGCCAGCCGGCGCCCGACGCCCCATAGATCACCGACCGTGAATGTCCGCAGCACTGTGTCCCGGTAGGACGCATTGCCGAGGTCGATCACGCCGTCAGCACCCTTGGCCACCTTGTTGGCCAACTTGGCCAGAGTCTTCGTGGGGCCAATGCCGATGCAATTCGGTATGCCGGTCCACCGGTGCACACGTTGGCGCAGATCCCGCGCGAACCGCTCGCGATCCCGAATTCCGTCCAGGTCGATGAAGCTCTCATCGATGCTGTAGACCTCGACCCGCGGCGCGGCCTCCCGTAGAACGCTCACGACCCGGGCGCTCATGTCTCCATAGAGCCCGAAGTTGGCCGAGCGCATCTGGAGGCCATGCCGGCGCACTAGGTGCTTCAGTTCGTGAGCGGGCTGGCCCATCTTGATGCCGAGCGCCTTGGCCTCGGCCGAGCGCGCGATCGCGCAGCCGTCGTTGTTGCTCAGCACCACCAGCGGAACGCCGCGAAGGCCCGGCTGGAACACGCGCTCGCAGCTGGCGTAGAAGTTGTTGCCGTCAACGAGCCCGAACACGACCGCTCCGGCGTTTGATCTGGCGGACGACTCCAACGACAGCGAACACTTCCACTTCGGTGGATTGCTCCAGCACGATGGGGGGGAAGTCCGGATTGGCCGAGTGCAGCTCCATGTGGCTTTCAAAGAGCTGAAGCACCTTGCAGGTGGGCTGGTTCCCGTCCCAGATGGCAATGACCAGGTCCCCGGCCTGGGGGGTTACGGACCGGTCGACCACCAGGATGTCCCCGTCGCTGACGCCGGCGCCGCTCATGGACCAGCCATCGGCGCGGTACAGGAATGTGGCGGCGGGATTGCGCACCAGCAGGCGATGCAGGTCGATCGCATCGTCCATGAAGTCGTCGGCCGGCGAAGGGAAGCCAAGCCGCGCGCGCGCTGCGGCAAGGGGCACGAACTGCGCCGGGCCATCGATCATGGCCGGGCCGATGGGGCGGGCCAGCGTGTGTGAGTAGGGAAGGGACTGCATGGGCGTACTCTGGTAGCGGCATGTCTCACGGGTCGAGACGGGGCGCATGTTAGTACAATTACTAATTTATGGCCGTGATCGTCGCCCTCGAATTCCTGAACGCGTTCCGCAGAGAGGTCCAGGCGCCGCGGCAGTCGCGAACTGCGCGACGCTCAGCGGGCATCCTGCAGCGATGGCGAACTGGCAAAAGGACCCGGCCTCATTGGAGGCCAAGGCGGCGGCCAAGCTGCAGCAGGCGTCGGACCTCGAACGAGATACCTCTGGAAGTTGGCGTTGCCGCGCGCGCCGCCGGCAGAGCGCGCAACGTCTGCGTGCTACGGCCAGCAGCCATCAACGCGCCGCAGGCCGCTTGGTAGGCTTGGATCTGCCCGAGGACCTACCGTTCTAGCGGCTCAGGCCCTTGCGCATCGGCACCACCGTCGCACCGGCGCCGGAAAGCAGTTCGTACAGGGCCTCCACCGCAGCGCGTTTCTCCGCGTCGTACTCGAAGAAGTTGTAATGCCGCTTCTGGACGCCGCTCAGGCCGTGGGATTGCAGGTGGCCACGGACTTCTTCCGATAGCCCCAGCGCAGCGAGCCGAGTCTCCACCGTGCGTCGTAGGTCGCCCGGTGTGAACGGCGCTGTCAGCTCGCCGGCGGCCACCATGCTGGCCACCACCGGATCCATGATTCCCCGGAACTCGTCATAGGTGGCAGGCGCCTTACCGGCGGTGAGCGAGAACAGGTGCGGTCTGGCGCCGCCGCCGTCACTGTCATCATCGCCACGCAGGACGGCGAGATCCGCAGCCATCACCGGGAGCAGCGGCACCAGGTGCACACGGGGCACGCGACGACGCCCCTTGATGTCGAGCAAGCGGACGGATCCGGTACCGGTGTCCGTGTCGTGATCGTGATCTGACCACTTCAGCCGCATCAGCTGTGCAATGCGCTGCCCGCCGGTCAGCAGGTGGAAGCGCAGCAGGGCGCCCTGTCGTCCCGGCAGGTTCTCGATCCTGCGCCAGTAGGCACGAAGCTCGGCCACCGAAAGAACCCGGTCGCGCGGCTGACCGCTGTCGAGCGTGGCCAAGTCGCGCGCCGGGTTTCTGGATACGTTGAGCACGCGCAGAGCGTCGGGGGCGGCCGCGTCCTGCTTGGCTGCGATCGCCGCCGCATACGCTGCACGCAGGTATGACCGGATCTTGCCGCCTTCGCGGAGCTTCTTGGCGCGCACAAGCCGCGACAGGATCGGAAGCAGGTCATCCAGCTCAAGCTCGGATGCCGGGCGCGCCCAGAGGTCTGGCCACGGATCCTCGATGTGGCGCGTGATGGAAGCGCGCGTCGCAGCGGCAGAGACCTTGCCGGCGTCCTCCAAGCTTTGGGCATAGGCTGTCATCAGAGCGCCCAACGTGGCGCCTGATCGCCGCGTCGATTCGGCCAGGGCCTCGGCTTTCGCACGGTCCATCGCCGCTGCCTCGGCCGCGATCGCGTCCCGCAAATCCCGATCGCCGGCCTGATACCGCCGGGACAAGCCCGCCGCCGCATCGCGTGCTGTGGTCAGCGCCAGGCCGGTGCCGATCAGCAGGCGGTCGCGCTGGCCGTTGGACTTCGTGTACCTGTAGTAGAACCGCAGCTGCCCGCCGGCCAGCTTGCGGACGTCCAGGCAGCCCGCGCCGCGCGGCGCCGGATCTGAGGCCCATTCGCCGACCGGCAGTGCGGCCAGTCCCTTCGTTGTAAGCATTCCCTTTGATGCGCCCATTGGTGACCGCTCGGTGACCGTTTGTCCGTGGAAAGAGGTGGACGATGATGGGCGCAGGTGGTCGCACAACCTGAGAAAATCAAAGACTTAGCTTAAAGCCGGGATGCCTGTGGAAGCGCATGGAAGACCTATAGAGGCCTCATAATCCCTTGGTTTCAGGTTCGAATCCTGGTGGGCCCACCATAAAAAACAGGCACTTAGGCTGCTGCCCAAGTGCCTTTTTTGTGCCGTCGGGAAAATTGCCGGGAAAATTCAGCGCTTGCGCGGTGGTTTCACGATTGGCATATCGTGATCGTAGCGGCCCGTCGTGGTCGGTGATTTGTGCCCGGCCGCGTCCTGCTTGTCGCCACGGTTGCCCTCGGTGTCGGTAATGCCCCGGTGCTTGAGACCGTGCATCGAGAACCGCTCGTCTTCCTCAATCACTCCCTCGCTCATTGCCATGCGAATGAAGCGTTGCCAGGCACTGGACATTGAAGACCGGGCGATGGGGTTGCCTGTCTGTTCCACCAAGAGGAAGCGCTGCTCCGGCCTGATGGGCACAGGGAAGTTGCGACCCTTGCGGTTCCAGATCGCGTTACGTCGAGTGACCAGCGCCTCCCATGCCTCGATCATCTCCTCGTTCCATTCCGTGACTGATGCGCGCGATCCCTTCCGCCGCTCGCCATGTACGCCATGGTCCAGGCGGTGGGCGTCGGTAAGGGTGCAGACCTCGATGCCGCGCAGGCGCGCACTGAAGGCCAGCACCATCGCCGGGGCGATGTATGCCGGGCAGCTACCCTTTGTATGAGGGCGCAGGGCGCCACGCTCACGCGCGAAGGCAAGCACCTTCGCGAAGGCATCTGGGGTAGGCATCTTGTGCTCGCGTGCTTCCTTCGCCTGTCTGACGCCTTGTGCTGGGTTGCTCTTGCAGTAGCCGTGCCGGACTCCCCACGCCAAGGTGCGGCGCAGGTAGCGGAACTGGTGGTTGGCTTTGCTGGGGAACGCCGGCAGTGCGGGCTGAGTCTTAGTGGCCGGTCGTCCCCTGGCGAATACCTCCACCAGCCGCTGCACCACCGGTGTGGTGATCCTGTCCACCTGCATGCGCCCAAACGGGGTTCCGCATTTGCGCACGTAGTTGGCCAGGCTATCGGCGTATCGCTTGTAGTCGTCCTGGGTGTCCAGTGAGAGTTCCTTGAACTCGCTGGATTCGTGGAATCGATCGAACAGATAGCGAACTGTCCCGCGTTGCTGGCCGGTGGCCAGTGATTCCACGATGGCATGTAGCTCCGACAATCGCGCAGTCGCGTGGGCGACCGTGCGCTTGACGCGACGGCCGCCCTCCGCGTGATCCTCAAGCACGTACCACCTGTTGTCGTGCCAGTAGATCCCTTGCGGCAGCGCGTCCTGCTCGATGTGCCCCGGAATGTCGGGGTTGAACTTCCTCTTTCTGCCGCGTGCCATCAGATGTTGTCCTCTTCCCTTACGTCTTCGTGCTGCGGATCGATCAACCCCAGCGCCGCGTTCACCGCGTCGAGGGTCGTCCAGATCCCGCCTTGGCGGTCGTACTTGTAACGGATGCCTTCCCTGTCTGCCCAGCGGCGGACTGTGACGGCCCTTGGGGGTGGGCCGTCGGGAGCGCAGATCCGCTGCAGGTCTGTGAAGTGCAGGATCTGCGCCATGCTCAAGCTCTCCCTGCGGCGAACAATTTCATCTGTAACACGTTGCTCGGCAAGGGTTCCTCCACCGCCGCGGCGGTCGGCTGTAGCCCGTGTTGCTTGTGCCAGTGCGCCCAAGCCAGGTCGAACGACGGGTGCTTTGCGGTGGTGCTGCAACGGCATTCGATGAGGTGGCCACCGCCCGCAGCTTCGCGCCGTAGATCGTGGATATACCGGGCTGGGTGGCCAACCGGGCAGGTTGGAAGGACGCGCGACGGTGTCTTCTGTTGCTGCGTCATGCGGCGGCCCTCAGTGCTTGGATGAACTGGCAAGCCTTGGGCGGGCAAACCGCATTGCCCATCATCTGCATCCCGTCCCTCTTGTTCGAGGGCAGCACGTAGCGCTCGGGAAAGCCCATGGCGATCTTGGCTTCATCGACCAAAACCATACGCATGCGGTCTCCGTCGATTACGGCCCAACGATCCCGCGTGGTGATCGTACCGATGGGCCGAGCCAGTGACCTGCCGGTCAGGCCAGAGCCGGTGCCGAAGTAGGGCGCCACGAACCGCTCGCCGAAAGCGGCACGTCCAGCGCGTACACGGGCGATAGTGGCGGCAGCACGGCCGGGGCGCTCAATCGGCGACCATGTGCCGGCGTTGAAGTCAATGAAGCTGCTGGCGGGGACGTGAGGCATCTTCGGCAGTTTCAGTTCCAGTGGGTGCTTACTCTTGGTCAGCACGATGAAGATGCGCACGCGGTGCTGCGGCACACCGAAGTCGGCAGCGTCCACCAGGTGCGGACTGATCGCATAGCCCAGGGCATGCACCGCTGCACACCAGGCGGGGAACAGCTTCCACTTTAGGAAAGCGGGTACGTTTTCCACCAACGCGGCCTCGGGCGAGTTGCACTCCAGCGCAGAAACGACGGCCCATGCAGTTGAGCGAGTGGCGTCGTGATGCGGACGTTCCTTGCCGCGCGCCGGGGTGTGTCCTTGGCACGCGGGCGAGGCCAGCAGGAGGTCGTAGTAGGGCATCTGGGTCCAATCGGCCTGCTGCAAGTCTTGGCATACGTGCTTTGCGCGAGGGTGGTTCGCCGCGTGCGTTGCTACGGCGGCTGGCCAATGGTTGGCTGCCCACACCACCTCGCATCCTGCCTGCTCTGCGCCCTCTGTGAATCCGCCGGCGCCGGCGAACAAGTCGGCAACCTTCATGCCTGAGCCTCCCTGCGGCTGGAAACAATGTGATGCGGCGGCTCTTCGCAGAAGATGCCGCAATCGAGGTTCAGCGACTTCATGGAGCCGCCCTTGTCGGTGGTCTGCAGCTGGTCGAGGAAGATCCGCTGGCCCTTCACCTTGACCAGCCGAGCGCCCAGCCGGCGCGACTGCTCAGCACGCTCGGCGAACACCTGCGGGTCGTGCTGGCGCACGTGGCTCCAGTAGGTCGGCGACTGCGACTTCACACAGCCGATGCAGTTTGCATTGGGGTAGCCGCGCAGATAGATGGCCGGCAATGCAATGCCGGCGGACAGCAGCAAAGCGGCGCAGTCGGGCTTGCTCAAGCCCGCTTCGATCAGCACTGGCAGCACGTTCTCGCGCTCGCCGCGAACGAACCGGTCATGGCGTGCGCGCTCTTCCACAGTGAAGCCGAGGACGTGGAAGTCAGGCTTGTGGATCAGCTCCCATTCCTGGCGTGCCCGCTTCTTGAGTGCGCGGGTGCAGGGGGCGCCAGCGACACCGGCCATGTACCGCTCCTTCTCCCACACATCCACGGCGTCGCAGGTGGGGAATTTGGAATTGATGGCCGTCTCTACCTCCACCCCCAGCCATGCCGCCACATCGCGGGCAAAGCGCAGGTTGTCGGGATCTTCATTGGCCACGGGGTTGTTCACGATGCGGACCTCATGGGTCGAGGCGTAGCGGTCCAGCGTCAGCTTTGCCGCCACGGCGCTCGCGGCGCCGCAGGAGAACCACACCGCAATCATCTGGCGCTTACCCATGGGTGGCCTCCTTCGCGCAGCCACAGGCCGCACAGGGCGTTGCCAGCGCGGCCGCAACGGCGGCGATGTACGTGCCCTGGCCAAAGGGGCTGGTGCCCGCCAGGATGCCGCCGGCGACGTGAGGCAGGCCGGCGCTCTCGAACTCAGCGGCGAGGAACCGGCGGGCGGTGTCGATATCAACCACGGGAATCCTCCCAACCGGTGAGGGTGAATGAAGCACCGCAGTCACGGCACTCGTAGTCGCGAGAGGGACCGTTGTGGTCCGAATAGTTGCCGTCCTCACGGGTGTACGTCCGCACCGATGCCGGAACGTTCGTGAAGTCGAGGACGCCGGTCTGGCCACAGTCCGGGCAGTGCCTGCCGGGGTCGCGGATCATCAGCTCAAGCATGGGCCACCCCCCGGCGCACGGCCATGGGAGCGCGCCGGCGGAGCGGCTGCGGGATCTGGCCCACGGCCAAGCCGCTATGACGACGCCGAGGCGGGCGCGTCTGCCACATCTTGAGCAGGGTGGCGCCGGCGACCGGCAGCAGCACGCACATGGCCAGCAGGGCGACGAAATCAGCCATTGGCCACCTCCTGCGCGGCCTGTGCCACGGCAGCGGCCGTGGCCCGCTTGCCGGGCAGCATGTTGGCCACCTCGTAGGGGAAAGGCAGGCGGCTGGCCAGGTCGGCAAGCTCCGGCGAGATCCAGCTGGTTTCGTCGTTGAAGTCGGTCCCCTTCACCAGCTCCCAACCCTTCCTGCTCCCTTTCCGGCGCTCGAACACGCACTGCGCGATCTTGGCCGATCCCATGTTCAGCATCGCCGTGGCGATCACGCGGTTGTGGGTGACGTGCAGGGTGATGGTTGCGCTGGCTTCGGATTCGCCGCAGTTACCAGCATTCACACGGTTACGCACACCCGTGATAGCCTCCGCTCCGGGTCCGGTGCTGGAATCCAGCGACTTTGCGAGGGTGGTCATGGCTTTGCCTGTCATCTGTTGCATGGTTCTCTCCTGAACTTCGTTGGTGGATGGCCTTGGGGGCGGTGTTGGCGCACTCCCCGCCGGGCCTTTGCTGTTGCTGCGGGTCTTACTTCTGGAACACCCAGCACTTCACGGTTGTGCTGGTCGTTTGGGTGGAACGGATCGCGCTGTTCACGGCTGTATTGGCGCTGATGAACTTGTGGCGCTTCGACTCGACCAGCAGCCGTCGCAGGTCGCCAATGTCGGGCACCTGCTGACCGAAGTAGCCGGCCTTCTGAATGAACTCGTTGAGGTTGATGGCGATACGGCTTTCTTCGCGCGAATGGTTCAGCACGCTGCGCTTGTCGCCAGTGGCCTGCATCTCGATGTACTCGAACGCATCCCAGAACTCGGAGACGATGCGGTGGTCAGCGCCGATGGCATCCTGGCGTTCGGTAGCCATCTTGACCAAGGCGTCCCGCGTGTCGCGCACCATGTGCTCCGGCAGGTTCACCACCAGCCGCAGTGCATCAAGAAGTGCGAGCATCTGGGCATGGTTCTTGATGATGCGCTCGACACGCAGCTCCTTTTCCTCGCGCAACCTGGCTTCGTAGAAGCGCACGCGCTCGGCGAACTTCTCCATCACTGCGGTTTCCGCTTTGAGCGCGGCCAGCAGGAAGTAGCTCAGCTTCTCGACCGGCAATGCATTGAGGTTGTCGGCGGCCTGCCGGCTCTCGGTCGTCGCGGTCGGCTTCTTGAAATGCAGCTTCACGATGCGCGTCAGGATGGCTTCGCTGCCATCAACGGGCGCATTCTGGCTGATGACGATGGTTCCTTGGAACGGCGGTTCGTAGGTTTCGTTGCCGCCGTTGCGCACGCCGCGTGTGGCCAGGGTGCCGCCGCCGTAGTAGTCCTTCAGTTCGTCCCACTCGAACGATTTGGCGTGTGCCTTGTCGTTGCTATCACTGCGGTCGGCTTCCAGCAGCACGATGGGCATGCCGGAAATCTGGCCCATGGCGCGAGCGCGGCCGGCCTTGGTCGACTTGGCAGGGTCGAAGCCCTCATGGTCGGCGCGGGCCAGCAGCTTCCACAGGAAGTTGAGCAGTGTGGTCTTGCCGGCGCCGGCCTCGCCCGTAGCCTCCAAGAATGGGAAGGACTTGTGCGCGCTGCGGATCTGGTTCGCGAACAGCGAGCCAAACCAGAACGTCAGGGCCACAACCCCATGCGTGCCGAAGCACATCCATAGCCATTCAAGCCACTGGCTGGTGTACTGCTCGTGGTCACGCTGAATGTCCATCCGGATCGACCGCTGTGTGGTTTTGATGCGCAGCTTGTTGAACTCGAAATAGTCCTCGGCATTAGCGAGGGTCACCTCGCCGGCACGCACGGCCAGGTCGGGGAAGATGTACGCCTTGTGGTCAGGGCTGTAGCCGACGAAATCGACCGTATCGACCTTTTTGATGTTGAACAGCTGGTCTTCCATCATCCGGTCCAGCTGCTGGCCGCTGCCGCTGAACACGGCGCCCTGCGCAAGGCTGATGATTCGCTTCTTGAACTCGGTAGCGCTGGCCACCTGAGCGCCGGTGAAGGTGCCTTTGACCGACGGTGCGTCGTGGGGGAAGTCAACACGGAAGTAGTACCAGCTTTCGTCGGTAGCTTCGTGGCGTTGGAAGTAGAGGGCTTCGGGGTAGCAGTTGGCGATCTGCTGCACCGAAGCACAGGCGCGCCGGATCTTGGCTTCGGTCTCTTCGCTGACCGCTCCCTCTTCGTCATCGGGGTTCTTTTCCCGCATCATCTTGTCGAAGCGCACCGCGTCGAACTCGAACCAGAACAGGCGCGAGGCGAACTCGATGTGGAACTCGGTCTTCTGCTCGCGCTGATAGATGACCAGCCCCTTATCCACGGCCGTGCGCGCCATCAGCACGGCGCCATTGTGGCGTGCCAGGTCGAGGTCAGCCTGCCACTGTGCGTCGCCGTCCTCTGCCGCCTGTGCGCGCAAGAGCAGATCGTTCCAGTCGGTTTTCTTGTCGCCTACCTGCTCGATCTGCGCAGCCATGCACCGATAGCCCAGCTTCTCCGCCCGGCGCGCGTGCTTGATGGTGTAGGCGCGGGCGCCCGGCTCGTTGTCCAATCCCCACACCAGCACCGGCAGATCGCCCGGTCGCGCGGCTTTCAGTTCCTTGAGGGATTGCTCGGGATAGGCGTTGCTCGACATGGCCGCAACGGCGCAGATGCCGCGCTGCAGGAGAGCAATGGCGTCGAAGATGCCCTCCACGATCCAGACTTCGCGGGAGGTGCGCAGTTGGTCCTGAGCGGCCGCGCCCCACCATACCCCAGCGTAGCTCTCGCCCGGCGCAAACCGGGCCTTCATCTTGCCGAACCGGTGGGGCCGGTCGATCAGACGTTCCCACCAGCCTCCTTTCACCAGCGGGAAGCGGACAGTGGCCGTGCCCTGGCGCTTCGCGCGGTCGTAGTAGTCCTCTTGGGTGTAGAGACCCTTCAACGGCTTGACGCTGAATCCGCGGGCGGTGGCCAGGTACGCGTCGGCTGCGGCATGCGGCGCCTGCGGCGTCTGTGGGTTGGTCTTGGAGTAGTCGTCGAACAGGTCGTCGTAGAGGTCGCGCACGCGCACCTCTTGGCCGCACTTGGCCTGTCGGCCGCAGCGCAGAACCCAAGGCTTCTGGTAGCTGGTGTATAGCTCCTTCTTGCCGCAGTGGGGGCACTTGCCCCCGCGCATGTACGGGGCGCCGCTGCGGTGCTTGAGGCCATAGTCGCGCTGGACGCGCGTCAGTACCTGTTGGCGGATCTCTTCTTGCATGGCGGCTCAGCCTTCGTTCGCCGCGTGCGCGGCGGTGCGGTGGTGTTGCATGGTTCTCTCCTGACCAATCCCGGCCGCGTTGGCGCGCTGCCGGGACGGGGGTGGGGTGTTACTCGACTGCGGGGCGGGACCGGCCGAGAATCGCGGCGAGGTCTTCGGCCATGTACTTCGCTACGGCAGAGGTGTGATCGGCTTCGATTTCAAGCATCTTTGCGGCCTCGCTGGGCAGCTTGGCCAGCAGCTCGGCTGCAGCTGCGATTCGGCACAGGCGCAGATAGTCGGCAAGGCTGATGACCTGGTCGCCGCGATCCACTGGACCGGGCAGCGCAGGCGTATGCCCGTTGTTGCTGGCCATCAGTTCACCCCGCCGGGGTAGCTCTCGCCTGTGCGCAGCCACTGGAAGAAGCGCTCGGCCTCACCCTTGGCGAGCAGGTAGACGACGGTTCCGATCTGGATTCCCCCGGTAGCAGTCCGCAGCACATTGCGTGAGTGATGCGCGGTGAACGTCGCTGCGGTGTCCGACTCGATGTGTACCAAGGCCAGAAACAGAATCTTGTGCTGGTCGAAGGACGCGCGCAGGCCGAAGCCGGGGATCTGCGTTTCCAGCAGGATGACCGGGTGCAGGCAAGGCTCTGGAATGGTGACGTTGGAAGGGGGCGCCATCAGTGCACCGCCTTGTCGTCGGTGCCCGGCGCGTGGCCGTTGGCGTCACAGGTGGCGTTGTAGGCGGCAAGCACGTCGCCCAGGGTGACTGCGAGCGGGCACACACCGACGGCGAGCAGGCGGGTAATGAACGCCTGATACGCATCGTGGGGCCATTCGAGGGTGTCGGCGATCAGGCCGAAGGCGAGGGCAAGCTGACGCGCAGCAGGGTTGCCGGGCGTGGAAGGGGCACCGTGAGGCACGGAGACGTCTCCTGTTGACGAGATTGGAAACCTCGGCGAGACGTTTCTACGCGACGCACCGAGGGTGTCGGGAGGGTAGAAACCGGTCAACAGTCCGGCGGGCAGTTTTCCCCTTGCGGGTGTTGTATAGCTGCCGCCCTCCCGACGCAGGAAAGCGTCGGTGCGCACGAAAAGCAGGCGCAAAAAAACCGCGATGCTGACGGGCGCGGATACCGCTGTTGACTCGGAGTTTCTACGCTCCTTGCGGCAAATCCTGCTCCCCGTCCTTGGGGAAGTCAAGTAGAACTGTGTAGAAATGTGCGGATTGGTTGCAGCTGGGGACAGGTTCATGCGGACACCTGTGCAGCAGCGTGCGACGGCAGCACCACATAGGCGCCGCCACGTGCGATATGGGATTTCACCAAGTCGTGAAGCTCGGCGGCGTCGCGCTGCTTCTGCGCATATGACACGTACTCGACACGCGTTGGAGAGGTGACAAAGCTCGGCTCCATTGCCGAGGACCAGCCGTCAAATTGAGTCTTGTGGCGCATCACAGGCGCAGCACTCCCTTGCTGGCGCCGGATGGCGCCAGGTCAGTGGTTGTGGAAGGGGGAAAGGTGCATCAGACCGAGGGCTGATCGCCGTCGGGTGGACAGGATTCGATTGCGTCGATCCAGTCGGTTTGCAGCTCGCCCTGGTCCTGCTTCCAGCGCGTCTGCAGCATCGTTCGCTGGTAGTTGGGTGTTGGCGGCAGCTCGCAGGCTGGAGCGCTGGGGAGGCCGCTGGGGCTGGCCACGTTGGTCAGTTCCGAACTGCCGGTGTAGGTAGCACCACACATCGGATTCGGGCAGACGTAGGCGTCAGTACGCAGGAACGGGTGTTGCAGGGCACTGGTGCGCTTCACCAGCCGGGCATTGCAGGCAGGGCAGCAGAACACAGCGCGCTGTCCGACTGTGGCACTCATGCCTTACCCCGCGCCTTCTTCGCAACCTTCGACTTAACCGGGGCTTTGCCGGCAGTCTTCTTGACCGTGCGAATACGGGTGGAAACGGGTGATTCTGTGTGAGAATCACTGACGGCCTTCATGCCGAGCGCGACGGCAGCATCGTGGGTCTTTCCGATCCGGCACTTGCTGGTGCTGCGCAGGGCGTTGTTGACGGCGTGCCGGTCCAGTCCATGCAACTCCGCAAACGCGGGAACGGACAGGCCGTTGTCGATGAGCCACTGCCGGGCTTGTTCGGCAGTGCGTAGCGCAGTGGTACGTCGTTTGGCGTTCATTCCGTTTCCGCTGTGTATTTCTAAGCGGAATGGTGGTGAAGTTAACTACACCTGTCAAGGGGGAAATTGCGTGTCTGTAGGTATTCGCCTGAAAGAAGAACGGAAGCGGCTGGGTCTGACCCAGGAGGCCATGGGACTGGCCTGCGGTGTTGCCAAGCGCACGCAGATCCTGTTCGAGCAAGACGCACACCTGCCCGGTGGCGCCTACTTCGTTGCGGCCGATGAACTCGGCGTCGATGTGACCTATGTGCTGGTCGGCCGGCGTGATCGCCTTGCCGAGGCCGACGTGGATCTGCTCGATGCGTGGCGCGGTGCGTCGGCTTCGGCACGCTCCGCCGTCATGGCAGCGCTGCGTGGCGTTGCGGCGGCTACGCCGGCGGCAGCGCCCCGTACTTCGTTCGAGAACACCAGCATCGGCCAGCAGATCAGCGGTGACGTGGATCTGCGTGGGCAAAAGGTTGTTGTCAAGGCGCCTAAAGCATCAAAGAAACCCAGCCGATAACGCTCACGCCGCGCTCTATTCAGGCCGCTAACTCACATCGCAAGAGGCGCCGGTGTGGCGCGCTATACGGTGTGATGGATTATGAGTTGCGGTGATGGTGTGGAGCGTGGTGCGGCTACGTGCGTTTGCAAGGGTCAGACCGTGTTTGAAGGGGCCGTGATCGGCCAGGTGTTTACGGGCGACGTGCAGATGCAGTGCCCACACGCGGAGCATCACCGCTTCGCACAGAACGAAACAGAAAGGGCGCCCACGGAAACGGGGCGCCCTTTGTCCACTGCGTTGATCGCGCTGGCGATCTGGCAGGCAACCTACCCAACCCCGAGCATTGAAGCTGCGTGCGGCTCGACACTCCCACACGCGGCGTTGTTCCTGATCGCGGGTGCTGCCACGCGCTACCTCAAGCCGATGGTTCTGCGCTGGCTTCGCCGCCGCGTTCAAGTTCTAAGGCGGTAACGAAGCCGCCGCTGGCGTCGATGGTATGCGTGGCCTTGGCCACCAGCCAGTCGGTGCCATCAATCTCCGGTTTGAAGCCGCTGACGTTGACCGTCTGCTCCGGGTAGATATCGGCGCGTCCAACAGCGAGCCGGTAGCTCAGCTGCGCGGTGCCTCGGTCCAGACGCTTGAACTCGGCCTCGGCGTGCTGCCGGGCTTCGTCTGCGGTGGCATACGTGGCCTGCAGCTTCTTTTCGTTCTCGGACGTGCCCACCAGCACGCCCGTGCGACGCGCTGCCTTGCGGTCGCCCCAGTACGCGCGAACGCCAGTGAACTTCTCGCGGTCAGCAACGCTGTAGCGGTGCTGGTCACCCGACGCGCGCGTGATCCGCACGCCAGGCAGCGGCTGGCCGCTGGCGGTGGTGCCTGCACCGATGGGCGCAAAGATCAGCGTTCCAGCCTTCACCGTGGCCACCGCGTCGAAGCGCTTGCCCAAGCGCGTGAGCAGGTTGATGTCGCTCTCGTTGGCTTGATCGAGGTGGGCAATGGCAACGCCCGCCAGATCCGCGGCCACGGACGTGCGCAGCGAATGCTCGCCCGCAATGGCGCTGAGAATGTCGCCCAGGGTGGTGTCGTGCCAACTGCGTTCGCGGCGCCGGCGAGTCGCGCCGGTCAGATCGGCCGAACGCGCCCGAATCGTGATGATGTCGGGCGAGCCGCTGTGTTCTACGTCATCGACCTTGAAGGTGCCCTTGTCGAACAGGCCACTGCCTTCGTAGCCGATGGCCACCTGCAGGGTGACGCCCCGGCGAGGCAGGGCCAGCCTGCCGTCATGGTCGTGCACGCGCAGATCGACCTGGTCGGCTTCGTCGCCACGGCTTTCGGTCAGGGACAGATCCAGCAGGCGCGGGGCCAGCCGTTCGGTCAGATCCACGCCGTCGAGGACGACCCGCCACGCGGGGATCGGGTACGGGCTGGCCCTCATGCGATGGTCTCGCTTGCGCCGTCGTCGTCGCGTTCCAACTGCATCTGGAAGTCGATCAGGCGCGGCGTGCCGTCGCTAAACAGCTCGCGTCGCGTTTCGCTGAGGCTGGTCAGCAGGTAGGCACCGTAGACACGGCCCGTTCCCTCCACCAGCGCCTGCGGTTTGCCTTGGTCGGCCAGCTCGCGCAGCTTGTCCAGCACCTGCAGGTCGGTGGCCAGCTCGCCGGCGATGGTTCCCTGCAGGCTGATGGTGTCATCGCCCGGCCCGACGTACTGCCGGACTGCGCGGGCGCCCACGCGGTCGCTGCTGGCGTGCCGCCAGGTCATCTGGCGCTGCAGCTCGCCGTAGGCGGCGGTGGAGAGAGAGAACACGAACGTGCCCCAGGTCATCATCATGGTGGTGGTCCTCAGTCGCTGAGCCGGGCACCGCGTCGGGTGGCCTTGTCGCGCTCGATCTGTTCAATGGCCTGCCGCACCAGATCCGCAATCTCGCGGGAGTCGGCGCCGGACGGCGGTTGGATGTTGATGGTGTAGCTGGAAGCGCCTGTGCTGCCCGCTGCGGCCTGCGGAGCCGCCGGGGCCATCACCGGAGCGGCTGCGGCCATGACGGGCAACGCAGCGGCGCCCAGCGCGAATCCGGCCGATGCTTGGCGCAGCTTGTCGCCGCTGGCGGTAGCGCGTGCGGTGTCAGCGGTGTTGCCCAGGCGCGCAATGCGCTGCTCGCGCAGCTGGTCCAGTCGGGTCGGCCCGGCTGCGCTGTTGGCCGCAGGCTCCTGCATGCGCTGGGTCATGCCGGCGCTGATCCGTGTCACGCGCTCGCCGCCAACCGCTGCTGCACGCAGGCGGTCACGGCTGGCGGTGGCACGTTCGGTATCGGCGTCCGAGCCGTTGCGGGCGATGCGTCGCTGCCGCAGTTCATCAAGGCGGCTGGCTGATTCGGCAGTGCCGCCCACGCCCGCCTGCTGCATGCGCTCGCTCATGCCGGCACCAGCCTGCGTGATGCGGTCGCCAACGTTGGTCACCTGCTGCAACGGCTCGCCCTGGCTCCGGTCGATGCCGCCGGCCAGGCCCTGCATGGTGAAGTCACCGAACTGCGCGAACACGCGCGACGGGCTGTGGATGCCCAGCAGACCCTTGAAGCGATCCATCACGCCCGAGGCGATGTTGGCCACCGCATCCATCGCTGCGCTGCCGCTGGACGTGATGCCGTTGACCAAGCCCTGCACCATGTCGATGCCGGCCTGCATCATCCTCGCTGGCCAGCCGAGCAGGATCTGATTGGCGCCGTCCCACATGGCCGTCAGGCCCGACCGGATCTTGTCCCCGTTGAGGGTGAACAGGCCGACGATCAGCTGCCATGCGCCCTGCAGGTACGTCCACGCGCCGCCGACGGCGTTCTGGATGATCGGCAGCATGAAGGTGAACGCCTTCACCAGCCAGCCGACAGCGACGACGGCCATGCGCAGGTTGACGGTCAGCACCTGGCCCAGCACCTGGCCAAAGCCACGGCCGGCAGTGGTGGCGCCCTGCAGCTGCTCGCTGGTGGCCTTGAAGGGGGTGAACAGCTTCTGCACCCATGCCCAGGCTTTGCCCATGGCATCGGACACCTGCGCCCACACCGGCCCCAGCGGTTCCAGCGCGGTCATCAGCTCGGCCATGATCGGGTTGACCACATCGAGCACGCCCTGCCACACGCCGATCATGAACGCCTTGATCGGCTCCCAGTATTTCCAGACCAGCGCGGCTACAACGGCCACAGCGGCGCCGATGGCCAGCACCGGCAGGCTGATGCCGCCGAGCATCGGCAGCAGCATGCGGCCGACGTTGAGCAGCATGGGGAAGGCCCTGCCACCCAACGACAACACCTGGCCAACCAGCCGGCCGATGCCACCGCCGCCGCTGAGCAGCATCGTGGCCTTGTGGATCTGTGTCAGCGCCATGGCGCCCACACCGCCAGCGACCAGCAGGCCGCCCAGCGCAGCGGCCAGGGCGGTACCGCCGATGGCCAGCTTGGCGATGGTGGCCACCAGCGCCGGGTTCTTGGTCACCCACTCGGCCACCCGGTCGGCGACCTTGGCCACGCGCGCGGCCAGTTCCTTGACCGTCGGCAGCAGGGTCTTGCCCAGGCGCTGCGAAAGCACGGTGGCGCTGTTCTTGAGCAGGATCAAACCGTTTTCTGCCGTGCCCACACGCGCGGCATATTCGGCGTTCATCGAACCGCCGTACTTCTGTTCGTCAGCGACCTTGCCCAGATTGCCCTTGAGCAATTCAAGGTTGGTCAGCAGCGGCGCGATCGCACCGATCGACTCGCGGCCAAACAGCTGCGTCATCGTCGCAGCTTGCTCGGCCTTGGGCAGTTGCTTGAGCTTTTCCAGCACCTGCAGGATGGCGCCGCCGGCGTCGTCCTGCATCGCCTTGGCCATATCGCCGGCCTTCAACCCCAGCTTGTCGAACGCGGCCACCTGCCGAGACGTTGCCGCCTCGCCCGAGGACAGCGTGAGCAGCATGTTCTTAATGCCGGTGGCCGACACTTCGGACTCAATGCCCATGCCGGCGACGGTGGCGCCAAGAGCCGCCAGCGGGCCGCTGCCGAGGCCGGCGACCTCGCCCAGCGCACCGATGCGGTTCACCACCTCGCTGATCTTCTGGACGCTGGCCGGGCCGGTGTTGCCCAGGTAGTTGATTTTGTCGGCCAGCACGACAACGTCGTCCTGCCCCATACGGAATGCGGTACGCCATGTGGCCATCGTCTGGCCGGCGTCTTCGGCCGTCGTGTCGAAGGCCACGCCCATCTTGGCTGCGTCCTCGGCGAACCGGGTCAGCTCGTTGCTGGCGATGCCAGCCTGGCCGGCGGCGGCGACGATCTTGGCGATGTCGGTGGGCACCATGGGCAGGCGGCGCGACAGTTCCTCAATGTCGCGGCCCATCTTCTCGAAGCCGTCCGGTGTGTCGAAGTCGACCACCTTTTTCACGTCGGCCATGGCCGACTCGAAGCTCATGGCCTGCGCGATGGGCAGCGTCTGCGCACGCAGGGCGCCGAACGCAGCCAACGCCACGCCGGTGCCGTGTGCGGCGGCGTTCATGCCGGCGCTGTGGATCTTGCGGCTACGGGCCTGCGCCGCATCGAGCGCAGCCAAGCGAGTGCGCTGCGCCTCCATCTGCGTCGAGACTGCGGCGATTTCGCCACGCAGCTTGCGCTCATGCGTCCCCAGCTGCCGCGTGCTGATACCGGCGCGGTCCAGACTGCCACGCAGGCGCTGCAGCTCCACCGACTGCTGCTGGTGCTGGCCCTTGAGCTGTGCAGCTGCAGCCTTGGCCTGCGCGAACTCGCGGCTCAGCTTGCGGGTGGGGGTGCCAGCCTCTTGGATCTGACGGGCCAGAGCGGCGACGCGCAGCTGCGCGGCCAGGTGGCTCTGTTCGGTGGCGCGCACCGCCTGCTGCTGCTGGCGGTAGGCCGCAACGTCCCGCTGGGCGGCATTGAGGCGGCGCAGGTTGGTCTGTTGTTCCTGCAGGGCGGTGGACAGGCCCTTGCTGCCGGCCATGACCTTCTTGAACGGGGCGCTGGCACGGTCGAGCGCTTCCAGCACCACCTGCAGGCGAAGGTTGCCGCCGCTCATGCGACGACAACCGATGCGCGTGTTACGGCGTCGTGGTATCCGTGGGATCGGCTACCAGCGCGGCCAGGAAGCGGCACCCAGCGCTGAACGCCCACACCAGCAGCCCGCCGACCGTGGCCAGCAGGAACAGCGCAAAGACGATGGCGATAAGGGTGTCCATGGGCGGACTGTATCACTGCTGGGCTCCACTTCGTTCATAGGCGCGCTGGCGCCACTGGATCAGTTCAGACAGGGAGAGGGCCGACAGCTCGGTGAGGGTGAAGGAGAAAATCACCGCGATATCGGCCATCAGATCCTCTACGCAGGCAGGGATTCCTTCTCCGCTTTCGGCACGAAAAAATCACCGATGACGCGGGCGATCTCGATCAGGTCGGCCGGTTCCAGCTTGCCGGCGTCGGCAGTGGTCAGGATCGGCTGGCTGATGCGCGGCAGGACAGTGGTCAGCGCAGTCACGTCCATCTGCGCCAGGTCGAACAGCTTGATGCCGCGCAGGTCACCAGCGGTGGGCTTGCGCAGGCGGACGGAGCGGATCACCTGCTCGCCGCGCTGGATGGGGGTTTCGAGCACGATCACGTTGGTGCCGGTGGTTTCGTCGGCGGTGGTGCTGGTGTTGGATTCGGTGTTCATGGTGCGTCTCTCACAGGGTTGGCCCAGCCGTCGAAGCGGCCGGGCAATGGGGAAGGGGATCAGGCGCCGATGGCGCGGCGCAGAGCGGACTGCAGGTCAACACCGTTGACGACAAAGATCATGCCGACCATGTCGATCTCGATTTCGGTGCGGCCGTTGACGGTCAGCTTGTAGTAGCTGGCCGAGGTCTTGACGCTGAACTCGGTGTCGTCGCCCACCTTGCCGGTGCCCGAGTCGATCTCCGAATGGCGGCCGCGGATGACGATTTCCACCGCATCCACCTCGCCGGTGTCTTCGCGCTGGTAGCCGCCGGCAAAGCGCAGCTGCACGGCGTTGTGCGAGACGGCACCGTACTGGCGCAGCACGTCGAGCATCAGCCCGCCACACTTCCACTCGGCCTCGATCTTCTCCTGACCCAGGTCGATGTCGATGGGGCCGACCATGCCGCCGGCACGGTATTCCTCCATCTTGCGGGTCAGGGTGGGCAGCTTGAACTCGGTGACCTGGCCGATGTAGCTCAGGCCATCGTTGAACAGGTTGAGGTTTTTCAGCTTGCTGGGCAGAGCCATGGCATTGGTTCCTTATGCGGCCTTAGCCGCTGATGCGGGCCGGGAAATCGGCGAAGTAGCGGTCGGTGATGCGCTGGTTCAGCTGAAGGTTTTCCAGCGGCGGTACCGGGTTGTAGTCGTAGTCGATCACCAGCTGGCCATCGGCCAGCGACTGCGACGCGTTCGCGGCTTCGTCGTACCAGGCGTTGGCGCCGATCAGGTAGCCGGCATAGACCAGATCGCGGAACTTGGCGTTGATGCTCTCCAGCAGATCGCGGATCAGCGACGGGTGTAGCGGTTTGTCGATATAGACCTGACGGGACTCGGCGATGGTGTCGGACAGGATCTGTGCGGTGCGGGTGGCCGTCTCGAAATGGAACAACGGGTCATCGCTGCAGGTGCGCGAACCCCAGAACTTGTAGCCGTTGGAGTTGATGAGCGTGGTGACACCGGCCGCGTTGAGCAGGCCGGCATCCGTGTTGGGGTCCTGCAGATCCCAATGCACGTCACGGCTGATGCCGGTCACGCCCGCCACCGGCACATTGGAAATGGATTTGTGCCAGCCCTGCTGCTGGTCGATCATGGCGCGCACGCCCAGCGCACGGGCGACGGCGTAGGCCATGCCGGTAGATGCGGTGGCGGTGTTGAAGGCCATGAAGTCGGGATAGATCAGCATCACTTCACGGTCGGCGAACTGCTCGCGGTAGGAGATCGCTTCCGACACGTTGGCGCTCGCAGCGCAGCTGGCGTAGACCATGGCGCGCAGCTTCTTGGCGACGATGGCCAGCGCAGCGGTGACCGGCTGGGTATCCAGCCCCGGCGCGCCCAGGATGCGCGGACGCACGCCCAGCTGGGCCTGTGCCACCAGCAGCGCATGCAGGCCGGTGAAGCGGCCACCTTCGGCGGCACCGATGACCTTGGCCGTGGTGTCGGTGTCATTGCCGGCGCCGGCCACGCGCACGACAACCACAATCGGGTTGCCCTGGTCAGCGATGCCCTGCAGCGTGCCGCGCAGGGTGCCGGTCTTGCCTGCCTTGCCGACAGCGCTCAGCACGTCGGTAATCAGGACCGGGCGGTCCAGCGGAAATGCGTCCTTGTCAGCATCCTCGCCGGTGCAGACAACGCCGATCACGGCGGTGGAGACGGTGCGGATCGGGCGCGTGCCGCCGTTGATTTCAATGACGCGCACGCCGTGGTGGTAGCCGTTGGTGGCCATGGGCTTCTCCTGCGGTTAAGGGGTGGGAAAGCGGAGTGGTACGGAAAGGCGGGTGTTGCGCGATGCGCCGCTCGGCGTGGCCAGCTGGGCCTGCAGGTCGAGGACGAACGAGCCGGCCACGTCGCCGTGGACCAGGTCGATACGGGTCAGACTGATGCGCGGCTCCCAACGCATCAGCGCGGTGGCGGTGGCGCCGAACAGTCGCAGGCGGGCTTCGTCGTTGAACGGTTGGTCGATCAGCTCCGGCAGGAGCGATCCGTACTCGCGACGCTGCACACGCGAGCCAATGGGGGTGGTCAGAATGTCGGCGATGGACTGGCGCAGGTGTGCCAGGTCATCGCTGAAGGAGCCGCTGCGGGCGTCCATGCCGATCATGCCGGCGCCCCGGTGGTGCCACCGCCCGGCTGCACGCCGGGATGCTTGTGCTTGGTCAGGCTGATGCCGGCGGCGACCACGTCGTCGGACACCTCCACCTTGCCGGTGATCGTCACCTTGCCTTCGATGCTGGTGGCGCCCTTGATCGTCACCGGGCCGGTGATCGTGGTTCCGCCGTCAGCGGTGATGGCGACGGTTCCGCCAGCGGGCAGAACAGCCGACAGGGCATGCGCTTCATGGTCGTAGCTGACCACGGCGCCATCCTTGAACTGGATCAGGGTCAGGTTGGGGCTGGTCGACGGCGCCGGGTACTGCTCGCAGTACAGGCCGCGCAGCACGATGGCGTTGGCCAGGTCGCCGTCGCAGCACAGCAGCGCCACCTGTTCGCCGCTGCTCGGCGGTGCCCAGGTCCGCAGCTCGCCGGCGGCGGCGCTGAACCACGGCAGGAAGTCGGTGTGCGCTTCGCCCGTCTGCACGCGGCACAGGTGCCGGGCGTGATCGACCTCGGTCACCACACCGTCGCGCAGCAGGTTGTTGATCTGTTGGGGCAGGGCGCTATCCATGCCCCCATGTTCCCGGCGGCCCCTCGCGCGCGCACGGAGCGCGGGCGGTAGATGGGGCCGCTACAACGGCGGGCGAACAGATCGCGCCGCCGTGTGGCGGGGCGGTATCAGCTTGGCTGTGCTGCGGTGGGATCACCGCCTGCAGTCTCCACCCAAGCACCTGCGCCGTCGTCATAGGTGATTGGCCCGCTGCGCTCCATGGGCGGGGCGTGATCAGTCACGGTGGCAGGCAGCGGCTGGCCACGCTGCAGGGGAGCGGCGAAGCTGCCGTCGGCCTTGTTCCAGATCGGCCGGCCGCTGTAATCGGGCTGCAGCGTCCACTCGCCTCGAACGGTATCCCAAGCGTTGCACTGCGGCGTGGTGCCATCCAGACGGAATGGCTCGGCCAGCGTGACGCCGCTCGGCAAGGGCTCGCCGAGCGCGAGCCGATTGGGGACGGCCATCGCAGTGCGCGTGTCCCACAGCATGCGGTTGCGGAAGTCGGCCACCAGCTCCCAGCGGCTCCCGTCATCAGCCAGGCGCAGCGCCTGGCACTGGCCGGCGGCCTGTGTGGGGGCCACGTCCACCGTGCCATCGGGCAGGTGCCAGATGCCGTCGGGCGACGGCTGCAGGCGCACAGGACCCATATAGGCGCGGTTGGCGGGATCGAAGGCGTGGGCAAAGCGGGCTTCGTTGGACATGCTCCGTTCCTCAGTAGGTGATGCAGTAGATCATTCGCAGACCGGCCGGCAGGTTGCGGTCGCCGCCGGTGTTGTTCACCGTGACCGCGTGGGAATGCGCGCCACTGTCTGCAGCCGATGCGCTGTGGCCGTGATCGCCTACCTGCGCGACGGAAATGGTGTGGGTGTGGTTGCCGGCGTTGTTCATGCCGATGTTGTGGGCATGGGCACCAGCACCATCCGTGCTGAACGCATGGGTATGCGAGCCGGCCGCGTTGGAGTATGGCCAGCTGTTGTCGTAGTCCACGCCGCTCGCGCGTGAACCTGCTTGATCCTGATTCCCGTAGGTGCCCCACGGATAGGTCATCTTGTCGCCGAATGGCACGACGTGGTTGTGCTCGCCTGCCGCCGAGGTGCCGCCGGTGTGCCCGTGGTGGCCCTGCGAATCGGTCCATGCGCCGTGGGTATGCTCGCCGGCGGCGGCAGCGCTGGCACTGTGCGAGTGGGCACCACCGCCCGCCACCGAGATGGTGTGGGTGTGGGTTCCGGCGCTGGCGGACGATGCGCCATGCGCGTGCCGGATCACCTCACCGCTGGTGGTGCTACCAACAGTCTCCGGCTTCTGCGTGTGGGTGACCACGGTGCCTTCCAGCATCGCCGGAACGTTGAAGGTGGTCTTGCCATCGCCTGCGCCGTACAGCGTGCCGATGGCGGCGAACAGCTCGGCATAGGTGGTGCGCGACACGGCGGCGCCGTCGCACAGCAGGGTGCCGCTGGGGGCGGTCTTGCCCGCGAACATGATGACCTGGCCGGGGATCCGATTGGCCTTGGTGCTGGGCGCGAAGTTGCCGGTATGCCACACACGCTCTCCGCCCACGGTCAGCGAGCCGAACACGTTCATCGTGTAGTCGGCCTTCCCGTTGCGGGTGAAGTTGATGACGTTGTCCCCGGCGCCATCGGGGCCTTGGAAATACGTCGGCGTCTTGGCCATGAACCGGAAGACGCTGGAGCTTTCAAAGAGCAGCGTGCCGTTGACGGTGCCACCAGCGCGGTCCAGCTTGGTCCCAGGATCGAAGTTGGCGTTCGTCCACAGCTCGACCCAAGGCTTCCACCGAGTCTCAGCGGTGCTGCCGGCAGAGTCGTGGCGCGCTCGCATCCAAAAGCGGTTGGCGCTGGTAAAACTGCACGCCAGGGCCAACCCTCGCGCATTGTCGTAGCTGGGCAATGAAATGGCGTGCGTGTATGCCGACGGCATCGAATCATCCACAGCCGCGCTGCGAAGGTGGGAGCGGTAGGTGTCGTATGCAGCCAGCCAACCACTGCCATCCTGTGTTCGCGGCGCAAACGCAACGCGGGCAGCCACGTCAGCCGCCGATCCGGCGCCGATCTCGGCCAGTGTCCACCCGAAATTCTCGCCACCGTTTAGATCCTTGGTGGTGTTTCCGATGGTCACCTTACGGTAGGCGCCCCACGATGTGCTCACGATGTTGGCAGAGCCATCGAAGGCTGTGCCGTTGATGGTGCGAGGTGTCACCAGCTTGCTCGCCGTGACGGCATTGCCGTTGAGCATGCCCCGGAATTCTGGTGCCTCAACGAGCCCAGAGGTGGGGTTGAACGAGATTACGCGCGAGTTGGTGGTGTTCGTGAGACGGAACTGCTTGCCACCGGTTGTGTCGAATAGTTCCAACACCGTGTCGCCATCCTTGGCCAACTGCCGGAAATGCCAGGGCCGGTGGGAGAACAGTTCGAGCAGAACGGTGCCATCGGCACTGCCATTGCCGAGACCCACTCGGGCGGCCGCCATCTCCGCCCTGCCGTTCTTGTAGAGCGCCAGCTGGCCACTGGCATTGGAGGAACCATTGGGCCGCAGGTACACGTAGCCCCCGGACTCCCCTGTGTCCCCCGCGCCCGCTGCCAGCACCACGCTGCCGGTGTCCGTTCCACGCAAGCCGCCACCGCCCTTCCCGAGGTCGATGGTCTGATCGCTAGGCAGGGACAAGCCAAGGGCGAAGGTCTGCCGACGGCCCCAGCTGTTCTCTGTGACTTCGACCAGGCGTCGCAGATCCGAGACAGAGGCGACCGGTTCGACCGTCGCATAGACGATTCCGCTTGGTTCGACCGTCGAGAAGTCTTTGACTCCGTGATAGGTCGCGTTCAGGACGTTTACCGGGCGCACGCGGTGGCCGTGGTTATACGCCCCTTGCAGCATCCACAGTTCAACGCCGGTGGAGACGCCCGCGCTGTTCTGAGTCAGGACCATCCCGTAACGCGCACTGTCGTTGAGGGAGTCAAAGCCCCCCAGTCGTGCCGGATAGACCATCGCGTCTACATGTGCCGGCGTTAGTGCAGTCATCCAAGTGTCGTAGCCACACGTCGACGCCGATACGAAATCAGTAACAAAGCGGCGCCCGCCGATACCGCCGCAGGTGATCTCAAGCATCAGGATGCTCGCGCCGCTCCCGGCCCACAGGAGTGTGCCCAGCTTGATCCAACGCTTCTGCGCACTGTTGGTAGCTATCAGGTACGAGGTCTGGACCTCGCCGACCTGCGGGAAGTCGGATGCGTGCTTGCCGTCGAGCGTGTCGGCGTCCAGCCCCTTGCCGTGCCCCATGTCCTTCAAGGCGGCGCCCTTTAGTTCGAGGCTGGTACGGATATCCGCGGCCGTTGCCTGGGCAAGCAGCGTCTTGACGAACGGCGTCGGAGCATTGGCGCCGAAACGGCTATCCAGCGTCGCCTTCAATCCGCGAGCGGTGACTGCGCGCACGGCATCGGCGCCCAGGATGGTTTCGGGGCTGTCCGCCAGCTCGACCACACCGGCAACAGTTTCGGTGGCCGGCGGATTCAGAAACTCAGTGCTGCCGAACTTGATCTGCGCAGTGTCGATATCGGCAAGCACCACGTCTGCCGAGAGCAGCAGCGTGGAGATGGTGGCCTTCTCCATGATCGCGTCGGCCTGGCCGTACACCGCAAACAGGGTGCCGTCGGACAGGTACAGCCCGAAGCCACGCAGGGTGTACTTCTCCGCGCCGCTGTCCTCCAGCGTGACGTGGATGGTATCGGCCGCCACCGACTTGCCGCCGAAGGTGGTCATGCGCTTGAACTCGCCCGGCAGCTGCGTCATGGCCGCAGTGGGGGTGAAGCCAGTGGCAGTGAGGCCAATGTGGGATATCAGCACCGTGTTGGTGCCGGTGTTGCTTGCGTTGACCAGCTTTGCGCGGCCAGCGGTGGTGATCTTCATGCGCATGGGGGTCAATCTCCGGTCATCGTCAGGCGGCGGTAGACCGCCGCTCGGGCACCTGCGACGTCTCCGACTTGGCTGTCGGCCTGAATGCCTTGGGTGAAAGTGAAGTGCGATCGCACGGGCTTGGTGCGGTTCACTGCGTCAACGATCTGGTGCACGAACTCGGCTGATGAGTCCTGACCGCCGTCGCCGCTGATGGTTAGGAACAGGTCGAAGGTGTGCGGCTGGCCCTGTGGTGTGGACTGCCACCACTCGCGGATCTGGACCTGACCGCCAAAGCTGGCGACCAGGTCGGCGATGCTTTTGGCAGTGCCTTTGTGTCGCTGGATCTGGAACGAACTGGCGATGCGGGCACGCTTGATGCGCTCGGGCCAATCGCTGTCCCAGGTATCGACCGACACGCTCCACGCGAGGAACGGCAGGAACTCGGCCGGGCAGTTCCACGGATTCCAGAGCGTGTCGTGCACCATCGGTACGGCCGACAGCTGAGCGTCGGCGCGCTCTACCGCGCGCTCTAACGGCGTGGAGTTGGGTGGCAGCAGGGAAGCGGTGTCAGGCATCGGTGCCGCCGTGCTCGATCACCACGCGGGTGCAGAACGGCGCAGACTGCGCATCCACCGGCATATCGGCCGTGGGCGCCATCAGCTGCACACGGTGGACGCCATCGACGTGCAGGGCCGAGTAGAGCGCCGACAGCGGCACGTCGCGGCCCAGGCGCTGGGTCTGCTGCAGGAACAGATCCACGCGGCGGCGGGCCTCGGCCAGCACCAGGGCGCTGTCAGGGCCATTGAAGGTGACCAGCCGTGCGCGGATCTCGAACGGCTTGACGGTGGCTGGGGCCACGGTCACGTAGTCGGTCAGCGGGCGCACGTTGTCGTTGAGCAGTGCGGCCTCGACGATCTTCAACAGATCGGCCGACGGTGTGCCGTTGCCCTGCCGCGACAGGACCGTGACCGCCACCTTGCCCGGCGACGGGCTGGCCACGCTGGCGTCGAGCACGTCCGGGTGTGCCGATAGCGTGTGGAAGATGTAGGCGCCTTCGGGGCCGGCCACCGACAGGCTTTCCGGCGCCAGCTGGATGCGGCGGCGGAACGCGGCATCGTTCTCGTAGACGGCGGCTGTGTTGGTCTTTGGATCTGCCGGTTTCAACAGCTTGCGCTGCACGCCGAACGGCACCGCGAGGTTGTCCAGATCGGCGCCCATGGAGTAGGGCAGCAGCAGGCCGCGTGCGCGCTGGTTGAACTGCTCACGCAGTACCAGCTCGCGGTACGCGCTGGCCTGCAGCAGCTTCATCACCGGATCGGATTCGACCAGGGCGGTGTAGTCGGGGCACAGGCGGCGGAACTCGGCCAGGCGCTCGGCCAAGATGGCCTCGAACGTGCGCTGTTCGAAGATGTCCGGCGCCGGCAGCTTATCGACTTCGATGGCGGTAAATGAGGACACGGATGCACCGGCTGATGGGTCCGGTCCAGATTCCCATCGCGCGCGCGCGAGGCTGCGGAATGCAGCGTGTAGCGCGGCCGCTTACGCTACAGCGTGTGCAGGTGATCGAGGATCAGCTCGCGTATCAGCTGTTCGTCGGCGTTGGTGAAGCCGAGCAGCACGCGTCGCGCGTAGGTGACGCGGGGGCCACCCTTGCTCACGGTATCGGTGCGGCCTTCTTGGTGAATGCGGGCGATGCGCGAGACGCGCCCGGCGAAGCCCACCGCCGCCTCGCTCGCACTGGCACGCACCCGCAGGTGCTTGGCCTGCCGGATCTTTCCGAACATGACGCGCCGCTTGATGCGGCCGGCTTTGGCCCGTCGCGGCGGTGGGTTGCGTCGAGCTGCAAAGGGGGTGCCATCAGGATTCTGCTGGCTGGCGATGCGCATCTGCTGCGAGCGGCGCACGGCGGTGCCAACCTTGCGCGCCAAGCGGCTGCGCTCAGAGGCGCTCAGGCTCTGCAGCAGCGGTGCCACCCAAGCCTCCAGCCGCTGCAGATCCTCGCTCATTCAACGATGGCCGGCAGCGTTGCCACGACTTCGCCATCAGCGAACAGCGGGCCACCAGCCAGGGAGTGGCGGTGTTCCCATTCGGTGGGCGGTTCGGACAGGTATTCCAGCTGGAATGCGCCGGCATTGTCTTGCACCACGCGCACGCGCTCGGTCAACGGCAGCTTGATGGCCAGATCCACCAGCGAGTCGCTCAGCACGTCGACCACGAAGGTCAGCTTCTCGCGGTTTTCGGGGTTGGCCAGTAGCTCAGGTTGATGCCGGGTAAGCCACTGCAGCAGCGGCACCATGACGGCCTCGGGCGCCCCGGCGAAGTCACGCAGGATCAGTTCGAGGGTGTAGCGGTACTGGAAGGACAGGCCCGCCGTGAAGCTGGCCACCAGCCCGCCGTCGTCCACGAACACCAGCAGGCGTTCCGGATCGGCGGCGAGCGTCGGCATTGCCGCGATCAGGTGCTGGCGGAGCAGTTGGGGCTTCTTCATCGCCGCGCGCACTCGGCCAGGGCGGTGTGCAGCTGGGTGACCAGCTGCTGCAGCGCCGTCACCTGCTCGGCGGCGGCGTGGTACTGGCCGTAGTTGGCTGCGGTGGTTTCGGCGACGGCAGAGAGCGTAACGCCGGCAGCGGGCGCATCAGGATCGCCGGCAGTTCCGGTGGGGGCGATGCCTGCCGCAGCGGCGTCGTGGATGTGCACGAAGCCAGCAGGCACAGCGCAAGCGGCATCAGCAGTCGGAGTGACATAGACGGGAACCTCTTTGGTAATGGTGGCGCCGCGTTCGCGCACGATCTGTACGCGATCCACATACTTGGTCACGACGCGGGTGGTGCCCTGTGCCAGTTCCAGCTTGCCGGCCAGATCCTTCTTCTCGGCCTTGGCGCTGGCCAGGGCAACGTTGGCGCGGTCCAGTGCTGCAGTGGCGCGGCTCACGCGCGCCTGCTGGCAGCTGAAAAGGCCGGCGGTGCCGGCGATCAGGACCACGATGGCAAGGGCGCGGTATAGCATCAGCGTGCGCCCAGCACGGCTAGGGCGCGGTTGGTGCGTGCCGTGCGGTCGGCCATCCCGTTCGGGGTGGCGCGGCTGCGGGCGTTGCCCAGGTTCACCACGCGGCTGACGCTCAGCACGTCGCGCTGGTCGGCGTAGGCGTTGAGCCGGTTGTCGTGCCAGAACGCCGCCGCCGCCATGGCGCCGATTTCCGGTTCGATCAGCAGGGCAGGCACCTCTTCCAGCGGCTGGCCGATCAGGTGGCCGATGTTCTCGTAGTTGCCCCTGCCCGTGTGCATCATTGGGCCACGGCCGCGATACAGGTAGCCGTCGCCATTGGCCTCGTTGCCATTGCCGTTGCGGTTGGCATAGACGCGGTTGCCCAGCTTCGCCGGCTGGTGGACGAATGCAGCCGCCTCGGGGCCTTCGACGTACTTGCCGAACACTTCGAGCAGGCGCTCGCGGCTGTAACTGAGCGATTCCTCGACGCGCGACAGGCTCAGGCTTTCATGGCCGACCTGCGCGAGGAAGTAGGCGGCGCGCACGGGGGTGTTGATCCCGAAGCGCTTCATCGCCGCATTGAACGGCGCCACCCAGCGCTGAGCACGGGCGAGCGGGCATTGCATGATCTGCGCCAGTTGTGAGGCGGTCAGCACGTCAGTTGCTCCCGAACAGGTGCGCGACGTTGCCGCGCGAACGATAGGTGGCCACCAGCAGGACCAGCAGTAGTAGCAGCTGCCAGACGGTGACGTGGACGCGGGCGCCCTGCAGCATGATCTGTAGGGCCAGGCCGCCGGTGGCGGCGATCAGCAGCCATGCGCACCAGGCCATGGCGGGGCGGTGGTTGGCGCCGGGGGCCGGGCGGTAGGTCAGCAGGCGGATGCAGATGGCCAGGCTGCACAGCAGCGTGGCAGTGGTCAGGAACTCAGCCATCGGAGCCTCCACGCGGCAGTCGGGTCACGTCAGCCGAGCGGCTGCGCTCGATCAGGCTCAGGGTGAGGGTGACGATGACCGCCGCACAGATGAACGCGGCAAGGCCCGTGGACACCACGCCGAAGCGCTGCATCACCTCGGTGCCGCCCAGGTAGCCGGCCACCACGCTGATGGCCAGATACACCAGGCGCTTCCAGATCGGCAGATTCTTGGCCGACACGACGAACAGGGTGGCGCCGGCGAACGCGCCCAGGAACGCATCGGTTTGGATCCCCGGCAGGATCGACGCAAGGCCGACGCCCGTTGCCAGTGCGGCCATGCTGCCGGTAGAGGTTGGTTCGGTCATCTTCAATCCCATAGCTGAACAAGGGGGCGCATCGCGGCGCCAGTGGACGGTGCGGGTACGTCGGGGAGCAACACGACAGTGCCGATGGGCAGGACCGGCCCATGCAGGCTGATGCCGTAGTTCAGTGCGTGCGCCTTCTCGACCATGCCGGCGGTGGTGCCCAGATGGCGGTGGCAGAGCGCGTCGAGCGTGTCGCCCTGCATCGAGAGGACGCGCATCAGATCAGTTCCACCGTGACGCGCGGCAGGCCCTGCAGGTCGCAGATGGCGTTGCGCAGATCGCGGCGGATCTCGTCAATGGTCGGGGTCAATTCCTCCGCACGCTGGTTGCCCTGTGCGGTGGCGTCATAGGAGCGGTAGCGTTCGTGCAGTTCGACGGCGGTAGCGCATCCGACAGCACGCAGGTACAGATGCACCAGCCGGGTGCTGCCGTCGATCACCGGTGCCGGCACTTCGGCCAAGGTGGCGTAGCCGGCGGCTTCCTTGCCTGCCTGCCACGCTTCCAGTTCCCGCGTTACGTCCATGACGGCCGACACCACGGTGCTGCGCATCCGGGGCGCCGGTATGTCGCCGGGGACGCGGATCGCCTCGCGCAGTGCAACCACGTCGATCTCCGGCCAGAACGCGCCGGCGGTGACGTTGGGTTGCTTGGCGGCGGGTGATGCGTTGGCAACAAAGCTGCTCATGGTGGCCTCGTAGGTCGCCGGTGGTCGGGGCGTCACACCAAGGGAGAGAGGTCTTGGTGATCGGCCCCGAGCCGGCGGGGTTGCGGGGTACGCTCGGTGTGAGGTCAGTCGTTGGACTGACTGGCCTCGAACTTCTTCATCAGGCGCTCGGCGCGCTTGAGGTCTTCCTTGCCCCCGCAGGCGTCATGCAGCTGGATGGCCTTGCGCAGATCGTCGATGACCTGGCCGACAGCCTCCGCATCCAGCGGCGCGTCGTCGGTATCCGTTGCGAGCCGGCCACGGCCACGCGCCACCAGGAGGCGGGCTTGCACTTCGTCGGGCATGTCCTGGCCATCGGTCAGCGCCACCGCACGGTCAAGCACAGCCAGATCGAACGGTGCGCTGGTCTTGAGCGCGTTCAGGGCGGACTGTCCGATTTCTTCGGCAACCACGCAGCCTGCAGTTCGCTTGTGCGTGTCCGGCATATCCAGCCCGTGTGCAAGCACGTATTGCGCAATGTCCAGCCCGGCATCGAATTGACCGGCATCGAAGTGCCAGAGCATCAGCGTGGAGACGATGTCGTCCTTGCCACCCGCGTTGGCGGACAGCACGCCCTCCAGATACGGAGCATAGGAGGGCAGCAGTGCCACCTTGAGCTGCGCCTTGCCTTGGGTGGACTGGATCTGTTTCAGGCGGGCGCGGTCGGCCGTCAGACGCACCTGCATCTGCTGGTAGATGGTGGTCCCTTCCATCAGGTTGCTGCCGGCGGTGCGCGCCGCTTCCTTGGCGGCGAGCGCACGCTTCACGTGGCGACTGGCGGGTGAGTCGGCCATGGCTTAGGAACCGAACTCGATGTTCTCGGCGACGGCGCCCAGGCCGTAGTCCTCCACCACGTAGTCATCGTTGGACGACTCGAAGTTGGCGACCCGGTTCTTGTTCGGCTGCTCGATGATGTGGCGACGGCGTCCGCCGATCTGCCAGTACAGCGACAGATTGCTGAGCGAGGTCACCATCAGCGACTTGGCAGGGAAGAACGGCACGATGACCGGCTGCAGACCGCCGATGCGCTTGGTGCCCAAGATCAGTTCGGCCGCCAGCTTCTCGGTGGGCTTGTTGTCCTCGTTGAGGATCGGGAAGTACTTGTCGTGGACCAGCTGACGGCCACAGATCACCACCAGGCTCGGATCTTCCTGATGCCACGGGTCGATCAGGTTGGAGACCAGGTCGAACACCAGCGCGTCGATGTTGCCGTAGTCGGCGCCCGTACCGCCCACCTTGATCTTGCCCGTACCTTCCTTGCCTTCGCGCATCAGGCGCTCGGGGGCGTGTTCGCGGTACTTCTGCAGCCAGCCCTTGTTCACGTCCTCCAGCATCGGGTTGGCCTTGCGGTCGGTGTTCTTGGCGATGCTGGTGCCGTGCCAGCCGATCATGATGCGGTCCAGCGCCTGGCGATGGATGATCGCGTCGCGGATCAGGGTCTGGAACTCGGGACGGTGTGCCCAGGCGTCGAGCCGGGAATAGGTCAGCGCGGTGTCGAAGTCCGTTTTCTGGCACTCGTACACGTTGGAGTCCAGCGCGCTCGGATCGGTGGGGTTGCGCTCGCCGTTGCCGCTGGTGTCAGTGCGGCCGGCGATGGTTCCGCTGATGCCCACACCGACCTTTTCGCCCTTGAGTTCGTTGACTGGGACCATGTTGATCGCCTGCAGGAACGAGCTGTCTTCCTGCATGCGCGCTTCGAGGCGCTGCTGTACTTCCGGCTCCACGGAGAAGGTGTTGGCGACGCCGCTGACGTTGTTCAGCTTTGCGATCTGCTGGGTAAAGCCGTCGAACTTGTGACGGGTTTCGGTACGCATGGGATAGCTCCGGAATCGTGAAAGAGGTGGGCGCGATCAGAAGTCGGTGAAGTTGGCGGTGTCCACGTCCTTGCCACCGGGCACAGGCGGGCGTTGGGTGAATGCCTGCGGGGTTTCGTCCAGCTTCTTGCGCAGGCCGTTAACCTGAGTGGACAGCGCCTGCACCTGCTCGCGCAGTTCGCGGTTGTCCTGGCTGAGCTTGGCCATCGCGGCGTCCTGCTCGCCCACCGCGCTGAAAAGCTTGGTGGCGAACTCAGCCACGTCGAACTCGGAATCTTCCTTGGCCGGCGCCGGTGCGGGCTTCTTGCCCAAGCCCAAGCTCGAAAGGAACGCGGCGACCGGGCCGGGGCGTGCCTCCGGCTCATCCTCGACCGTGAACTTGATGATGGTCTCGGCGGCCTCGGTGAACAGGTTCTCCGGAGCCTGCTTGCGATCCTTGAGCGGGCTGCTGTCGGGATTCTGTGCCGAGAATGCGAGCATGCTGGTGCCGAGGCTGGCCGGTGAGTCGGTGACTGCAAGGCCGAACAGGTACGCCTTGCCGCTGTCGGCGAACTCCGGCGAAATCTCAATGCTGGTGAAAACCTTCTGCTTGCGCACGTTCACCATATCGACCAGGTCATCGGTCGGTTCGACCTGCGCGAACAGGGCCAGCTTCTTCTTGCCGGCGATGTCCACTTCCTCGGCTTTGACCGCCAGCACGTCGCCATAGGCGCGGAACGGGCTGTCCGGCAGCGTGCTGCGGAAGTGTTCCAGCCAGATGCGCGCGCCGTACACCTGCGGATCGTAGGTTTCGGCAATGTCTGCGATCTGCTGTCGTTCGATCACGCGGCCATCGGTGGTCGCGCCTTCGACGGCCACACGGAAGAACTCGGAACGCTTCTTGGTTTTGCTGGCCATCTCGCCCTCTGCTGGTGTCGGTGCGCATCGGTTCTCGATGCGATGACCCATGGTCGAATGAGGGCGAGTTGGCGGCAACGCTAACGATGTGTAAGCCGCTGTTCTACGGAGGGTTTTCGTGTCGCGCGCGCGTGACGCCGGGCAACCTGTTCACGTGAGCAGCCTAGCCGAAAAACTCCACGTCGATCCACGACGCCAAGCCAAATTCCTCTACTGGATGAGCTGGCGCGTGTGCGATATCGCCAACCTGATTGGCGAGAAAGAGAAGACCGTTCACAGCTGGAAGGCGCGCGACGAATGGGACCGCGCTGACACTGTCGAGCGCATCGGCGGGGCGCTGGAAGCGCGGTTGGCCATCCTCATCCATAAAGAGGAAAAGACCGGTGGCGACTTCAAAGAGATTGATCTGCTCCACCGCCAGCTGGAACGGCAGGCCCGGATTCAGCGCTATCAGGGCGGCGGCAATGAGTCCGACCTGAATCCGGCGGTGGCCAACCGCAACGCCGCACCGAAGAAGAAGGCCCGCAAGAACGAGTTCAGCGACGAAGAGATCGAGCGCCTGCAGACGGCGTTTGTGGATGGGTGTTTCGACTACCAGCGCGATTGGTATCGGGCGGGCAACGAGCGCACGCGCATCATCCTGAAGTCGCGCCAGATCGGTGCCACGTACTACTTCGCACGTGAGGCGCTGATCGATGCACTGACCACGGGCCGTAACCAGATCTTCCTGAGCGCATCCAAGAGCCAGGCGCATATCTTCCTCGGCTACATGCGCGGGTTTGTGCGCGAGGTGCTGGACCGTGACCTGACCGGCGATCCGATCACGTTGGCCAACGGAGCCGAACTGTTCTTCCTTGGTACGAACGCCCGCACCGCGCAGGGCTACCACGGTAATTTCTACTTCGATGAGTTCTTCTGGACCTACGGATTCAACCAGCTGAACAAAGTCGCCAGCGGCATGGCGATGCACAAGAAGTGGCGAAAGACCTACTTCAGCACACCGTCCACCATGGCGCACGAAGCGTTCGATTTCTGGACCGGTGATCGCTTCAACAAGGGTCGGCCGGTGTCCCAGCAGATCCAGCTGGACGTGAGCCATGCGCGCCTGATGGGCGGTCGCCGCTGTGAGGACGCCATCTGGCGCCAGATCGTGACCGTGCTGGACGCAGCGGGCCGTGGCTGCGATCTGTTCGATATTGAGGAACTGCGCCGCGACTACAGCGCCGAGGAATTCGCCAATCTGCTGATGTGCGAGTTCGTGGACGACAGCGCCAGCGTCTTCCCACTCACGATGCTGCAGCCCTGCCAGGTCGATCACTGGGTGGATTGGGCCGACGACTTCAAGCCGTTCGCCATTCGCCCTTATGGTGATCGCGCGGTGTGGATCGGCTATGACCCGGCCGAGACGGGCGACAGCGCCGGCATCGTTGTGCTGGCCCCGCCGCAGGTGCCGGGTGGCAAGTTCCGGGTGTTGGAACGTCATCAGTTCAAGGGAATGGACTTCGCCGCCCAGGCCGCATTTATCCACCAGATCACCCTTCGGTATTGGGTGACCTATATCGGTATCGACGCTACCGGCATGGGTACTGGCGTGGCACAGCTGGTGCGCCAGTTCTTCCCCGGTGTGACCGTCTTCAACTACTCGCCCGAAGTGAAAACCCGGCTGGTGCTGAAGGCGTTCGACGTCATCAAGAACGAGCGCTTGGAATACGACGCCGGCTGGACGGACCTCACGCAGTCGCTGCTGGCCATCCAGAAAACCATTACCCCCAGCGGGCGCCAGGTGACGTACACCGCTGGCCGCTCGCGCATCACCGGCCACGCCGATCTGGCGTGGGCACTCATGCACGCCCTGCAGAACGAGCCGCTGGAAGGCGGGTCTGCGGCACGCGGCATCATGGAGATTTACTGATGACAAACAACGACCAGGGCGCTGCTGTGGCGCCGCCGGCGAACGTCGAGGCGTTCACATTCGGCGAGGCCACGCCTGTGTTGGAATCGCGCGGCATCCTCGACTACCTCGAATGCTGGAAGAACGGCCGTTACTTCGAGCCACCGGTGGATCTCAATGGCCTGTCTCGCACGACAAGGGCGAATCCGTACCTGCACAGCGGCCTGACGTTCAAACGCAACATGCTGGTGCGCACGTTTCGTCCGCACCGCTTGCTGAGTCGGGAGGCGTTCTCGCAGTTGGCGCTGGATTACACCACCTTCGGCATGGCCTACGTCGAGCGACGCCGGGCCCTGTCGGGTGGCGCGCACAGCCTGGCGGTGCCTCTGGCGCAGTACGTGCGCAGAGGCGTGAAGGATGGCGAGTTCTTCCAGGTACGCGCTGGCCGCGTGGAACATGAATTCCCCGGCGGCGAGGTGTTCCAGCTGCGCGAGGCCGACGCGGATCAGGAAATTTACGGGGTGCCGGAATGGATGCCGGCTGTGCAATCGGCGCTGCTGAATGAGTCGGCGACGCTGTTCCGGCGCAAGTACTATAACAACGGCTCCCACGCCGGCTACATCCTCTACATGACCGACCCGCAACCCGAAGGCATGGACGTGGATGCACTGCGCGAGGCCCTCCGCCAGTCGCGCGGGCCGGGCAATTTCAGGAACCTGTTCGTGCATTCGCCCAACGGCAAGAAGGACGGCCTGCAGGTGATCCCGGTCAGTGAAGTGGCGGCACGGGATGAATTCGCCGGCATCAAGAGTGTCACCCGCGATGACATGCTGGCGGCGCTGCGCGTACCGCCGCAGCTGCTGGGCATCGTGCCGCAGAACAGTGGCGGTTTCGGGTCGATCCGCGACGCGGCGGATGTGTGGGCGGCGATGGAACTGGCACCACTGCAGACGCGCATGACCGCGATCAACGAATGGCTGGGCCAAGAGGTCATTCGCTTCAACCCCTTCGAGCTGGGAGCGACAGAGCGATGACCGGCCGCCAGAACCTGCGCTGCGGCGCCTGTGCCCGATTGCTGGCCAAGGCCGCAGGCGACTATGACCTACAGATGAAATGCCCCCGTTGTGGGGATATGAACCACATGAAGGCCCAGAGCCTCTCCACGGATCGCCGCGAGCGACACCACGAAGAAGGCTCTACCCATGAAAAACGAACTGATCCACGGCGATGCCCTGACCGTCCTGCCGACCCTGCCGGCCAACAGCTTCGACGCCCTCATCACTGACCCGCCGTATGCCAGTGGTGGCACGCATGCAGCGTCCCGCCAGCAGTCGCCCCAGGTGAAGTACATGCAGAGCAATGGCCCGCAGCTGCATGCCGACTTTGTCGGCGACGAACGCGATCAGCGCTCGCACCTCGCATGGATGCGCCTGTGGCTGGCCGAATGCAGCCGAGTGCTGAAGGAGGGCGCTCCGGTGTTGCTGTTCACCGACTGGCGGCAGCTTCCCCTGACCACCGACGCCCTGCAGTGTGCTGGCTTCACCTGGCGCGGTGTGGCGGTCTGGGACAAGACCGAGGGCGTGCGGCCGCAGCTCGGCCGCTTCCGCAACCAAGCCGAGTACGTCGTGTGGGGTAGCAAGGGCCATATGCCCCTCGGCCGGCGTGCGCCGGTGTTGCCTGGCGTTGTGCGGGAGAAGGTCCGCAAGCTGGACAAGCACCACATGACCGGCAAGCCGACCGACCTCATGCGCCAGCTGGTGCGGATCTGCGAAGAAGGCGGGCGCATCCTGGACCCCTTTGCCGGATCGGGCACCACGCTGGTAGCCGCGGATGCTGAGGGCTACAGCTGGACCGGCATCGAGATGACCGGGCACTACTTCGACGTGGCACGATCACGCCTTCCTCGCCAGTAACGAACTCCGCCCGAGAGGCCGCCTACGGGCGGCCTTTTCTTTGGCTAAGCCCGCAGTCCGTTCGCGTGCTGGCTTCTTGCCCCACGACATCGGCGATGCGCTCGATGTCGGGCCGCTTCTGCACCACCCGCCGACCACACTTCTACCGGGGGCGTGGCTGACGCCAACCAGTGCGCCCCTTCCGCTTGAGTTGCTGTCGAAGGTGCAGCCTGCGTTGCTCCGTTTCCTGCAGCGCGGCAATGACCGGTCTCATTCGCGCCTTCAAATTCTGCAGCGCGGCATTCACCGGCTCCATTCGCTCGCTCAAATGTCGCGCAGGAGCGGACCACTTAGCAAAGGCTTCGGTGACAGCTGCACCTATTCGCTGCGCTTGATCTGCGCCCATCGATTTTCTCTCGGACATTTCAAATCTGATCCCGGCTTGTCGACCAATGACGGCTGCCAACCCAAGCACCATACACGACTCGGCGGTGGCGTATGGTCCGGTCCCCGGTGCGCGCACTCGTCTCCCCGCCACGCCTGCGCACTTCATGGGGTGCTTTTTCTGCACTGCCTGCAGCAAGGCCCAGCCCCGGCCCTGTATGGCGTTCTCAGGGGTTCTCTAGCACCGGCTGGCCCTGCGGTTCCCTGCGCGATAGGGGGTGTTTGAGTGGCTCCCTGTGGCCTTCTCTGGCCACCTCCGGACGGTTCCAATTTTTCAGGTGACCACGGGAGGGAGGTAACCAGGTAACACGCGCTCCCAGACGATGGTTAAGTCATTGATACGAAAGGGGAAATGTTGGTTACCTTTTGGGGTGATCTGAGGTAATTTTTCGATCAATACAAAGTAATGTCATTGATTCATAAGGAAATTTAAGGACGCTGATGTTACCTCTGGAAAAGGTAATGGGATTACTCAAAGATTACCCTATTGTTACCTTCATATATTTCATATAACCAATTGATTGTATTGGTAAAAATTGGCATTCCTTTAGGGGGGTTACCTTTATTACCTCCTTCCCGTGGTCACCTCAAAAATTGCACCTTATCGCGCGTAAGGGGGCCATCAGCATCCCCGCCGCCGCACACGCTCATGCCTGCAGCCCGCGCCCTTGTCGCAGCCTTTGCGACGCCCAGCCGTATCCTGCCGGCCATGCCCCTGCCCACCGACTTCTACTGGACGACACGTTCAGCCAGCTTCCCCAACGATCCTCTGACCGTGATCGCCTGCGAGGGGGTGTGGGTGGTGTCGTTGTCGCAGCGGGTGGACGACGCAATCTGGGTGGCCACGTTGGATCGGCATCGAGACGGGCCTGGCGGGCCGGGCGAGTCATGCCGGCGCTGCAGCAGCTACGAGCAGGGTCGCGCCGGCGCCGAGCTATGGGTGGCCAGGCATGAAGCGCGTCTGCGCGAGGACGTGGCCAAGATCATTGCGTACCGCTCGGCGATTCGCGCGAACAGGCTGGCCAAGCTACACACCCCGCCTCCTTTTGGCTGGATGGGATAGCCGGGCGCCGGCAGCTGCAGCAGGCTGTCGATCGACGGGGAAGGACGCGGCGAAGGCTGAGGGATTGCCGGGAAAAATGTATGTGTGGCCGCGCTACAATGCGAGTTCCACGGGGATGTGCCGGGAAAAATACGGCATGTATGCCGTTGATTCCAAAGCATGAATGTGGAGCCTCATAATCCCTTGGTTCCAGGTTCGAATCCTGGTGGGCCCACCAACCCAGCATGCATGAACGGCTGCTGGTCTGCCTTCAAGGCAACATCTGATCCACACGCAAGGATCGAACATGCCCGACACCCGCGCCCCGGTGGAAGACTTCACCACTGAAATCGAAGACAGCCGGCATCTGTTCGCCTGGTGCCTGGTGCGCTACGGCCAGATTCCCGAAGCGCTGGCAATCGAACAGGCACGCGAACGTTATCCCGACCAGGCCGCCGGCCACGAATACGAGCACGAACTGCTCTTCCACGACGAGCCCTGGCATTGGGCGATGCTGCATGTGCTGGGCGAAGGGTATTGGCACCAGAACCCGGAACTGTTGCAGCCGTCGCTGGAGTACGACACCGAATCGGACGCGCTGTGCCTGGCGCGCGGCGAGCCGATTCCCTTGCTGGATGAGGATGAGTATCTCGGTGCGCTTGCGCACGCGCGCCATATGC